CCAAACTCTTCTACCTGTGTAACGTGTGTCAAGTCTGCCAAATCAGACCAGTAATATACTTTATCCATTATGCTCCTACCTTCCATTCCATAGTATCAAATATGGTATCCATTGTCAAGTGCAAATTGCAGTCACATTCTCCACCATTCATATTCTCCATGAATTCAAAATGAGATAAATTGTCTTCATATATCTTGGTTACTAGTTCATCTACTGTATATGGTGTGCTCATGAATTTGCCATTACCCATTCTTCATCTACCTCGTCGTCATAGCAGCCACAGCATTCAACACAGATAATCTCATTATCCTTGCTGCAGTTGGGACACAGATATTGGTCCATTGTCATCTCAGGGCTTTCACAGAACTCACAGATGGTTGCTGCAAGTTGTTCAATAGTATAATCTCTAATGTGGTCTGCCTTGAACATATGTTCCATACTCCTTGTCTGCCGTCCATTTTTCAATCTCTTCTGAATCCATATCAGCGATATCAATCATTAGATTATTAGTGAACATCCAGTCCCTTACCCATTCGTATAGGTGTTCAGTTCCATACTCTAGGGTAAAGGCAGGGGTATCAGTATTGAGAGCATCCCATACGATATCCTGTGTACGAATATATAGTTCTTCATCTTGGTAGAACTGGTCAATGATGTCCCACACCCATAACCATACAAGGCTAGGGAAATGGGTCTCATTTAGTTTAGTTAGTTTATCTAGAATCTCGTCTAGTTCTTGTCTTGGGGTTGTCATAGTATCCATTCTACTACTTGTCAAGGATTTCGTCAAGTGTTGTAAAGCCTGTGTCTTGTACCTCTACCCCAGCCAGCAGCAAATCAAATGTCTCATTGATGAATGCCTTTGCCTGGTCTGACTTAGCCTCCACTACCCCACTATCAATTAGATAGGCAAGTGGTAGTCCAAGATCGTTATAGACAATAAAGTCTTCAAAGATCTCATCGTCACGATAGTTCAACCAAATGTCAGCAAGTATGCTGCACTTATCTTGAAACTCTGTAGTTGATTGTGGTGAATCCATTGTTATCTCTTTCCTCTTGAGCAGACTCTGTCATTATCTCTAATCTGTGAAATGTGGTGCTAGGTCTCATTCGTGCTAGATAAATACCAACACGCTCAATGTCTAGTCTTAGGTCACAAATCATGTTAGAAATCTTGACAGCGACTTTTTCTTCTTCTGTCATTCCTCTGTGTATCATTGTCACCTCACTCGTTCATTATAGCAAAAATATGGGGAGAGGGCAAGTAGTGAAAGTAGGAAATGTCTACTCACCCCCTCCCTGGTGGTACAGCCGTCAACCCCTTAACAGCTGTACTATCCTAGGAGCTAAGCTCAACTAGGAAGCTTTGTTGTACCAGACCATGGGCTCTCCAGATGGATTAAGCTCACGTACATCTACAAGACTGTTTAGCCAATCAAGAATAGATTGTGGGCATGCCTTAGACTCTTCTAGGAATGCATCTACACCTGTCCAGAAATCAGTCCCATACTCATCTACAGGGAAGTCAGGAGCAATGGCCCTAGTCTCTGCTAGCGTAAGCTTTCTGATATCACCTTCATATGTACGTGAACCAAGATGGTCATTAATATAAAGATATACCTGCATGGTTAGTAGCTCGTCCCAAGTGGTACCCAGCTCTTCATCCCATTGCTCTGCATAGAAGATGTTAAGGTCATAGGCCTTGGTCTCTTCGTAGGTAAACTTACTTGACGATGTCTGCATTGTCTTCTCCATAAATCTGCTTGAGGTCTTCTACGGTATCGCAAGGAATGTCAATTGAGCCTTCTTCACATTCTTCGCAGTTAGGGTCATAGTCACCGTCTTCTGTGGTGTCATAGCAGTCACATTGGCGGTAGGTCCAAGTAGGAATCTCTGTCCATTCGTCTTCCCATGGATTCTCAGTAATGTAGTAATGAATGCGATTTACAAAATGCCAACCTGCTACGATGTAAGTGCCCTCGTCACCATCTACTTCAGTCCAGATGTGCTTAGGGTCTTGAGCCTTGACAAAATCTACCTCTTCACCATAAGTTTCAAAATGAATAAGGCTCTCGTCAGGATACTTACTAATAGTATTTTTGATTGGCTTGAATGTTTCTTCCCACCCACCATAGGTATAAAACTTAGACATCTAGGGTTACCTTCTTTCCATACTCTCTGATTACGTCTTCGAACTTATCTCCCTCAAGTTCTCCAACTTCTTCCATGATAGCATCAAACTCACCCTGTGTCAAGTTCTTGGTATCTAATACATATAGGGGAAAGTTGCTCTGGTGCTCCCACCAGTCTCCATTAACATTAGCAATATAAACAGTCATTAGCAGTCTCCGTTACTAGGAATCTTGTCTTCTGGTACACCCATCATAGATAGGATAGCTTGGCTTCTTCCAATGATACCCTCAAGGAAATCACCATATGGGTCATTGATATCCAAAGCCTCTCGTTCTGGAATCAGTTCAGTGATATCAGCAATAAGATAATCAATAATCTCCTGATTACTCGCCATCTTCATCCTCCTCATCAGACTCAAACTCTGCTACCTCAATGCTGTGGACAATGCCCGTGTGCGACCAGTCCTCATACTCCCAGCCTTGCTTTTCTGCTTCCTCAACGCTATCAGCCTCAACCTCATAGCAATACTCAACAGTTACAGTTACTTCATAAGAACCCATTTATTTATCCTAACTTTCTCTTAGAAATGGAAGTCTACAGGAACAAGATACCACTTTTTGGAACCCTTGTCAAGTTCTTCCAGCATATATTTCGGGGTAGTGGTGTAGTTATCCAAATCATAGAAATATGAATCTTGATTCCAATAACCATTTAGCATAGAGGCAGCAGACCTAACATAGTATGCTGTCATATCAAATCTATCCTCATCTGATAGATTGCCATTGTTTTCAATAAAGGTATCAACAAGACTACTAAACTTATCTAGTTCTAGTCTTTCTCTGATACGCCCCATTTCTTCGCTACGAGCAGATAGAGAGCCTTGAAGAGTTTCCATAAACTTATCAGGATTATCAGCAAGTGAAACCACATCGTTGTGATTATCTTGGTATTGATTATTAGGATTACTATTCCAACGCCCACCACCAACGACATACCAATCAGACCAGCCACCTAGTCCCTCACTTTCGGAATACATAGATTCAAACTTGTCTTTTACTTTATTGAAAGCCTCTTCTGCAGAATCAGCCTTTATTGCTATTTGTTGTAATACGTGCATTTGGGGTTGCCTTTCTACTTTGATACCTCAATTTTACACGCTGCCACTGACATTGTCAAATTGGGAAAAGAATCAGCGTGTCGTAATTACTTTTATATAGTTATTTATATAAGCTCAGATCCAGAATTTGGGAAATTTGTTACACAAACGTAATACAAAATACTTGACTAATAGTATAAAGTGTGGTCGACCACATTGCGATCAGTTTGTCAAGCTCAACACGATCCCTGGAGGGAGGGCAGTTTTACGTGTTGCCCAGCACGTTTTATTATGCGTTAGCCATTACGCCTTGCACAACTTTTAGCAGGCGATTCTTCTCTGCATTTATCATTGGGTCAAACCCACTTGCACTTGCAAGAATTGATTCGTTAGAACCGCCACGAGCAGAACGATACCAATCCAAACGCTCAGTAAGTGCATTGAACGCACCCCAAGCAGTGCCAGCAATCATGCCATTGTAAGTGCCAGTGTAAATGTCATTGATAACATCTACCTTGTTTTCCCACTTCTTGACAGCACCCTTAGTGTCCTTGTCAGGCTTAGGGTATGCAGACAGAATGATGTCATTGAACTGTTGTGCAGTTACTTCTTGCTGAATCATGGCGTGTGCCATCTTGTCGAATTCGTCCATGTATTTGTTAGCAAGACCAAGAGTCTCACGAGCAACCGCAATCTTACCCTCTGCAGTCTGAGTGTGACGAATCTTGAAACTTTGCTTAGGGCCTTTGCCACGAGAACCTAGAGCAAGGTTTAGAGTGTTAGCACATACAACACGAACAGGTGTGATAGACGCTTGAATAGCAATCGAACCGTCGTGTGATGTATTGATAAGAAGATAAGTCTTTACCTTATCTGAAACGCCGTTAGGGTCAAGAACGGTTTCACGCTCAAGAGCAAGAGAACCGAAGACAACACGTCCGCCCTTGATAGAGCCAGCAGTCTCCCAACGTCCGCCACCGTCCAAGATGTTGTCACCGAATGAGAATAAATCTTCATTCTGCAAAACCTTGTAACGCTCACCAACAACGCCAAGAACGTCATTCTGTGAATTGTCAAATGGGTTAGTGCGAGTAACGAAGAAATAGTTCTTGTCACTTGCGAATGTGTCAGGAATCGAAACGTCCTCAAGACGAACATTCCAGTTGTCAAGGTGTGCCTTCTGCAACATTTCTGCAGTGGTTACTTCTTCAGTGAAGACCTCACCAAGACCATGCCAAGCAGGCTCACGAAGAGAAGCAAAAGCAGTCTCGCCGTTTGCACCTTGTTCTAGTAGATGTGCCATGTGTGTATCCTTTCGTAGGGGTTTTTCTGATAAGACTATTATGGCAGATACCTCTGACAATGTCAAGTTATATTGGGGAAAATGTTTGGGCGTGTCGTAACGTTTTCGTAACAAAGTTATCCACAAAGTTATCCACAGGGGGTCGACACATTTTCGATCAGATGTCAAATATGGGGAATGAGCAGTTTACATGGACGTGCTCAGGTCCCTTAGCATGCAGGCAGAAAGAAAGGATAAAAGCCTGCAGTACCTCTTACTCTACGTTAACCCATTTCATTGCGGTACGTAGAAGATTGTCATAGTCCCCAGACATAGACTCATTCATATACTGTTCGACCTCGTCAGCTGAAGCTCCAGCTTTTCGAAGGGCCTTAGATACAGCTCCCATGATAGCGAATGCATTACCGTCAGTGCCAGTAAGTTTTACAGTTACAGTCTCATATTTACTCATTAGATTATCTCCGTTAGGGTTTCGTTGTATTCTACATCATCAGGGTTAGAGAAGTCAAATCCCGAATCCTTATAGTCTTCCTCATCCTCGTATCCTTGAAGGACAAAGAACTTAGCCATTGCTTCATCTTCACTAGTGGCCATAACGCTGTATGATTCACCTGTTAGGATTGTGTATTCCTGCTTTTCCATTACGCCATTACCTCTTCCTTTGAGAACTCATTCAAGTATAGTTCAGGGGTAGGTAGTTTGTCAAGCGAGAACACAACCTTTTTACCACCATACTGTGAGATAAATAGTCTAGTTTGGAAATCAATTGTATAGACACCCTCGCACATCAAATCATCTTCAATAAAGTCAATCTGATTAGATAGGGGCACACGACCAGTTGAATAGGTTACCACCTTAAGAATGTCTGAACCTGTATTTCTAGTTAGACTAGGATACATTACAGCAAACTTATCGCTGTTATCCATTGTCATCATTCCGTCAGGGGTAACGAATGGCTTGTACATCTCTTCCAACTCCGATTCAGTAGCGAAGTAGCATTTGAATAGTGCCTTCTCCAACTGTTCTACAACATTGTAGCCAGATAGGAATGATAGAATGTTTAGGCCCTGACCATCTGGATAGTGGTCCCATTGTCCATACTGTGCAACAACAGTCTGGCCGTTTGAATCAATTACCTGTGTGATACCTCTTGTACCCATTTCTTTCCTTCTTTCTCTTGATACCTACAATTATAGTATGAGGGTCTGACATTTGTCAAGTTATTCCTGGCGTGTCGTAAGCTTTTTCTTAAATGTTACCAATTTGTTACATTTGGTCGACCCCATTTTTCACCAGATGTCAAGCTTGGTTCTGATCTTTTCCGAAGATCATTTTGACACTGGTGAAAGTGGTGAGCAGTTTCAACACTTGCTCAGGTGTTTCCCGTTACTTCCCAACAAGGAAGAAACTTGATGCTGACTTTCGCTTCTGCTTTACGGGAATGTTCTTGGTCTGATTAGTAGCACCAATAAACTTTCCATCTGCCGTGCGAACAACAGCCTTGTAGATTTCACCAGACTTGGTGTTCCACTTCTCAGTTGCGATTACAATCTTCTTTCGTGCCATTTCTTTTTCCTTTTCGTTGTTGGGTTTATTAGGGTGAGCAGTTTAGCCTTGACTTACTCAGGTCAGGGTTCTCGTTAGAGAAGTTCCATTACGGAGTTGTAGGTGGAAGCATTTACTTCCTCTTGCTGTGTCATCTTTAGAACCTTTAGGTTCTTCTTGAGCAAGTCCAACTTTGTGGTGTAGTCCCTACCAAAGTAAGTCTTCTCATTTGGTCGCTGTGGTTCTTCAGGTCGCTTAGGGAAACCAAGTGCCTCAGTATCAAACTCAACAGACACGCCATTGTAGCGGTAGTTGCCTGTTACACGAACAAGTGAGCCGTTCTCAGTTCCAATGTTGCTTGGGTCAGATAGTGCCTTGATAGCGTGAGCAATAACATCTTTCTCATACTGCTTTACATCAAGTTCATACTGCTTGCGAAGTCCAGAGTAGTTCTCAATGTCCTGCTCTACCTTTGCGATTTGTGCCTCAACCTCTGCGATTAGTGAAGCGGTTGGGATTTTGACGGATAGTGATTTTGCCATTATTTCTTCCTTCTTTCTTTTGGGTTGTATCTATTATGCCATTGGGGTCTGACATTTTACACCTTGCGGTGGGGCAGTTTAGAGTGATGCCCAGCACATTGTCATTACGCCTTGTAAGTAGTCCAGCGAGGCTGTCCATTTACATTGAGGCGAACACGCACCGAGCCAGATGCGTTAGGCACGATTTCCTCAATCACGCCTGTAACCTTGCTCTTGAGAGTAGTGAAAGTGTCACCAATCTTGTAAGTTGCGGTCATTTTGCTTCCTTTCCATTTTGTCTTCATACCAACTTTTGTTGATAATACTATTGTAGTGGATACCTCTGACATTTGTCAAGTCTATTTGATAACATTTCGGTAACAACTATTTACTTTTTGTCTGCTGATTTCCAACTGATACTATTATGGCATAGCCTACTGACAAAAGCAAATCCGACACGCCGTAAAATCTGGGAAATTTATAACGAAATCATAACGACACGCCGTAATTTGACAAATCACAAAAAATGTGTCGACCACAGATCGTGCCAGTTGTCAAGCTGACACGCCGTGGTTTTATTTATTTCTTAGTTGCACTGAACAGAATGTCATTGCGATTAAACACACATTGAGAACAGGCAACACATGCACTACCCTTTTCACTAATTAGTTTAATTTTCTTAGCATTTTCGGGGCATGGAATTGCAGCCTTCTCTTGAATGTTTGCAAAGTCTAACTTACCTTCTGCAAAAGTCTTAGCAAGGTATGCAAGTTTTACATCATGCTTTTTCTTGAGTTGAATTCCTAGTGAGCGGTTTGCACTATCAGTACTAAAATAAAGTGATAGGTTAGCAATTCCCATTAGTGGTTCAACAGCGAATTCTGAACGGGTATAAGCCCAGAATTGAGTATCTGCATGATTAAGAATTACATCCTTCCATGCCAATACATAAGTCTCATTAAAGAAATCACCATCCCAGTGGATACGGAATAGTTTTTCTGCATTACGCTTTTCACAGTCCTTCTTGAATGAAACGATCATCTCATCCAATAGGTTATACATTGTTAGATAATCAGCGTCTTTGAGTTGTTCCCAATTGGATAGCAATACATTCTTTACGCCTTTATAGACTTTTTCGAGTTTTCCTGCATAACAGACGCTCTCACATACAGTGGTCGCACCAGGGCACGAGTAAGCCTTTCCACTAGGTAATCCAAAAGTGTTTGCGATTGTTGGGGTTTTTCCATTTGGGGAGACTGCATTAGTGACTTTCCTATCTTTGCTACGGGTTAGCATAGTTGTCCTTTCTTTCTTTAAACTATTTTATCAGTAATCTTCATCTATGTCAAGCCATGCGTCAAGGTGGTGAGCCTCAATAATTGCATAGGCAGGTGCCTCAAGGCTGCCACGCCATGATACGCCTTCGGGCAGGGGAATCATACGGGAGCCTTCATCTTCATTGTAAGCGTTAATAGCTTCAATACATACAGGTACCATAGATAGCGGTACAGGTGGATAGTGGTTGCCTCTAAGGTGCATACCAATTGCGTCTTCTAGTGTTAGATTAGGGAATAGGTCTGAATCAGCCAATTCCATTGCCATGTTGCTTCCCATTAGTTTCCTTCTTTCATTTGTTCAATAATAGCATGGTGGATAGCACTTTGTCTAGTCCTTTGACGGCGTGTCCTTTTATCAAGGTGAGTGCCACTAGCATTAGACTTTCTAATCTCTCGCATACCCTCAGCATAGGCAGGGTTAGCGGTTGGCTTATACTTATTAGTCCTATCTTTCTTCATACCCTAATGCTAGCACAATTTGGGGGAAGTGTCAAGCCCATCTTAATTAAGATACGTAAATGTTACCAAAATGTTACATTTGTCGGCACCTGTGGATAACTCTGTGGATAAGTACAGAGCATCCCAGGCGATCCGCTTACAGTTTGTTTTTTAGTTTATTTATTTCGTTAGCTTGCATCACGTTAAGAGTTACAGACATTGCAAAAAGTACAGAAAGAGTTACCATCATTTATTTTCCTCCACTCTTTCCGTCACGAGAGAACCATCTAGTGTGCATCTTTCCACTTGGCTCCATTAGATTATAAGTTGCGAATTCTTTCGCATCTCCAGCATCAACACACTTCTGAAAAGTCTCTACTGCAGAGAGTGCATCTGAAAAATTATGTGAGGACATTAGTTTTCCGTCATATGAAATAGTTAGTTGGTACATTACTCTTCACCTCCGATTTCTGCGAATACTGCGTCAATAAACTTCTGGTAGTTGAAATTAGGATTGTCTGCCTCAAACATTTCAGCAAACTCATCAGCAATTTCTGACAAGACAAGAAAGTCAATTTCATCTACATAGTTGTTTAGGATTTGTGCGGTTGCTACATAGTCTTTACGGGTCATCATTTTATTTTCTATCCTTTTCGTTTGTTTGTATTATTAGTTTAGTGTATTGGTCTGACATTTACAAGCATTGACTATCAGCGTGTCGCCACGCTTCTCAACACTTGCGAGGGTATTGCATGAATCACAGATAAAAATTTCCATGTTAGTTAGTCCTAACTGCGATAGTGCGATACTTGTAACCAATTCCATAGTTTGGACGGATAGTTACAAGATACGCCTCTGCGTCTGAGTAGAAAACATCATCACGCTTTTCTGCGTATTCAATAGTGCCCTCAAGAGTGCGAGAGCGGTAGTAGGTTCCCTTTAGGGCTTCTTCGATTGTATAGACATTTGCTGACATTAGTTGTCACCTTTCTTTAGTAGTTTAATTATACAACAGGGGTCTGACATTTACATCATTGAGTAAGTGTCTTGGTGAGCAACACACTCACCAATTTCACCATTTAGGTGATAGTGGGTATCTAAGCCCATTTCAATTTCTTTTCCGTTATCAAAAGTGATACGGACAGCGTGGGCATTGTGCCCGTGAATCTTAGTTACAACACCACTAGCAATTGGCTTAGTGTAGAACATCTTACGGGCTAGAAAAGAGCCATTAGGCTTTTCTGAACCTTCAATTTTCTTGCTACCTGCACGATTGTAGATAGCGATTGTTGAACCTAGTTCAATAGTGCGAAACTTTTTCATTTTTAGTTCTCCTTTCAAGAGACTTTCTTTAACTTTCTAGGATAAATCCTAGCATAGGGGTCTGACATTTTGCAACTCACAAAACGGACATTTGCCACATTTGTGATTGTGATTTAGGTCTCATTTATTCGCTAGGCTCACCCGTTTTTCGGTTTATTTGCTAGGCTCATTTTGACCTAAATCTCTCTATTTATTTATAGGATAAGACTAGCAGACATATCTCAAAAAGTCAAGGCGACACGCCGTGTTTCTTATAACATTCTTATAACGACACGCCCGACTGCGTCGACCAGATCCAGGAGCTTTTGTCAAGTCCTGTTCTGGCGTGTCTTAGAATGGAGGCTTGTTATCCTCTTCGCCTTGGCGGTATCCAACAGACTTACCAATTCGGTAAGCAACATAGACGAACACAATGTCAAGCAATAGGTTGAAGCCGTTGTAAAAAATCATTAGTTATCCTTTCTTTGTTATTAGTATAGACTAGACTAGGTATTCTGTCAAGTCTTCACCTAGATACTCTTCAGCGTCTAGGATAGGCATTAGCCCGTCATACTCGTGACAAGCAGGGCATACATAAGCGTAGGTTACGCCGTAGCAGTATACACAGATTCTAAGGTCTGAATCAATCTTTCTAGTTTCGTTCATTTTGAACTTCCTTTCTTTTACTAAGATAAATCTAGCATAGGGGTGTGACATTGTCAAGCTTTTTTATGGCGTGTCGTAGTTTTAATTATAACAATTTGATAACGGGTCGACAGATTTTGATCACTTTGTCAAGCTTTCAAATCTGCGTGTTGCGTTTAGATTTTGGCTTTACCAACCAAAGTACCTGAAATAGAAAGTGCGTCACACGCAACTTTTACTGCAATACCAGCAGGGAGTTTTGCAGGGTACTCATTTAAGAATTGAGCAACTGCACCCTTGCTAGGGAGAGAGATTACAGAGACATTACCATTGAAGGTTTCTAGTTTTACTTTATACATTAGTTTTCCTTTCATTAGCCGAAATAAACGGCACCTTTTACATTCTGATGATTAACACATACATTACCACGAGGGATAGGTGTATGACACTTGAAGCATAGCATTTGCATTGGAGCATTTGTTACTATTGCTAATTCTAAATCTAGTTTTTCTGAGGTAGTAGCCTCATCAAGGGATACCCAACCAGCACCCTGTTCATTCATTCTAAAAATTTCTAGTGACATTTTTATGTCCTTTCTTTAACTTCTAATAAGACTATCCTATCAGAGGGGTCTGACAAATAAGGGCTTTATTTGCTTAGGCTCACTGTGATACTAGTCACATTTATTTGCTAAGGCTCATTTCCTTATTTATCCTTATTTAATTTTGATACGAGTATCCTAACATAGAAAAGCCAAAAAGTCAAGGGACAAAACGGACATTCTTATGTGTTTTAGGTCACATTTTGGTCGACACGGATCGCAGCTTTTGTCAAGTGCGACACGCCCTTTTTTACATTTTTCTTAGCATCTCATTGAAGTCATCTAGTGCTTGCTTGTATAGTTCGGGGTACTGTTCAGCAATACCCTTTAGACGCTCATCACTAGCCTTCATTTCAGCATAGGTACCACCCCAATGCTCAGAGTGATTAGCACTAATTTCTTTTAGCATTTCATCATAGGTCATTATTATTCACCTACCTTTGGGCAGTAGGTTACATTTCTGCTACTGTGGAATGTTGCTCCACCTTCTAGCACTTTGTGTTCAAGAACAATCTCGTGTTCCCAACCCCTACCTGCTATGGCAGAGTTAGTTACACGCTCTCCACATTCGGAGCAAGTTCCAAACCATAGGCGGTTATCCTTGCGGTAACCATCTTCTGGGTTGATTACCTTGAAGTTGAAACCAATTCCGTTCTCACGGATTTCTTTGAAGTTTTCTTTAGTGATTACTAGCATTTCTAGTTATCCTTTCTTTTTATTACTATCTTTTCTTTATGTATTAAGATTAGCAGACAGGTCTGACAAAGTCAAGTCTATTTGGTGTGATTTATGTAACAATTTGATAACGGGGTAGGGGTGCATCCACACTATATTTTGTTACCTATTTGTTATAAAACATGTATCGTACACTTATTAAAAATATTCAGATTTTCTCCAAATCCAAAATTTAAAATTTTTCAGATTTTGCCAGGTATAATAAACATATGGAAATTCAACGTGATGGAGATACTCCAGTTAACGATAGCTGGGCTATGAAAATTTTTTCAGATTCTTGCTGCAACGGATGTTCTTGTAAGTCATCTGATGATCATAAAAAAGAAGACCAAGCTTAAATAGCCTGGTCTCTTTATTTGAGCGGTATATTAACGATTAGTGTTGATATAACCATGCTCTACAAGCAAATCAAATAGCATGCCATTAACATACAGTAGTTGAGGTCTTTGCTGAGAAAGAGCCTGTTCAACCTGATCGCTTGGAGCATTTTGCTGAATAGCCATTTGACGATTCATATTGTCAATAGCATCTGTCATGAGCTGTACAACTTCATCACGTAGCATATCTGTCTCCATTTCTACTAGTAGTTTATAAATGATATCACAATTTGGAAGTTAGTGCAATTTGGGACGGTACATAATCAGCGTAGCTGATCTCAAATAAGACTTACCAATTACCTACAGGACATTTCGCTTGAAGTAACGTAGTCTTTAAATGCATAAAACATCCACACTTAGCACATCTAGCTGACTTAGGTCGAAAGAACTCACATGACTTGCATATGTCCAAACGTTTCTCTATAAGGTCTTTATCTGAGCGTGTTTTATTAGGGTCAAATAGATCAGTAAATTTGACATCCCCTGGATTTTCTGTCATAATGGTCTATTTTATCATAAAACATGCTATAATTTCAGTATGACAATTCCTAACAGTTCCGTACGCCAGCTAGCAACTAGCAATGGTGTCACAATTTCTCTAACTTCTGGACCAGACGTTTATCAGCCACTTGCAGAGACAACTCCTGCATGGCCAATTATGAAAAATCTAATTGATGCTGCTCCTTCACAAGATGGCCTTATATTTGGAGACTTTGGAACTGGTACTGGTCAATTTGCTATTTTTGCTAAGTGGACATTCCCTGGAATGACTGTTAAGGCATACGACAACGATCCTGCTGTACAGAAGTACGTAGAAGAAAATCTTGTCACACATGCAGAGCTTGCAGCAGATGCTGTAGAACTCAATATCATGGATGTTGCAGATATCGATCCAAACACAGAATTCGACTTTATCATCTCAACACCACCATACTATGCAGATGTTATCAAGACACTTCCAAGCATTTCACACCCACACATGGAAGATCCAGAGTCTGCAGTATTTGGTGGTTTCAAGGGATTGGAAGTCCAAGCTGTATTTTTGGATAAGGCTGCACAAACTCTTAAGTCAGGTGGAGCAATTCTAGTTGTTCACGCACGTACTGCTAAGGATGATATTGCAGATATGCTAACACAGCGTGGATTCACAAATCTTTCATACCACCAGGATGCAAATCCTTCAGAACTTATGCCAATTGTAGATGCTGGTTTCACAGTAGCATACAAGTAACCCATAAGTTAGCAATTGCTCACAAGTTATCTTGTGGGCTTTTTGCTTATTTGGGGATGGTATCTCTATATCACGCCGAACTTGTCCGCTGGACTTAAAAACTATTTTATCGCTTCGCTTTTATCCACAGATTGTGAATAAGTGTTAAAAAATAAAGTATAATTATACTATCATGACAACCCTTCAAATAACAGAGATGATTATTGCGATTATGGTTTCTATTGGAACCTTTATTGGATTGTCAGCTGCAGGTGTCCGCTGGCTTGTCAAACATTACTTCAATGATATAAAGCATGAGCTAAAGCCAAATGGTGGATCAAGCTTAAAAGATCAAGTAAATCGAATGGAAAAGCAGCATCAGGAATTTAAAAACAGACTAGATGAAGCTGACTTGATGCGTAGAGATATGAATAAAAAAGTAGACAAGATGTATGATCTACTTTTGGACTATATTGCTAATAAGAAGTAATATATAATATATATAATATATATAAATATAAAGATATAAGATATATTCTACTTAGAGATATTATTTAATATTTAATATATATAATAGTCTACCACAGAGTTCTATTCTTTGAGGCCAAAATTGATAAAATCTTTATAACATTTTTATAACTCTTTTTCAAAAAGTCCTTTTTGTGTAATTATGATATAATTTATATGGCTAGTATCCAGGTCTGTCTCTCATACCCACCATGCCTGGATACTAGTCCTTTTTTTCATTTTATGATGTATAATTATTATACTATGGCATCACTTTATGAACCCTCAACCTTTGGCTCAGACCCAGCCATTATTAAGTGGCAGGTCGTCCGTGGCGATACCGCCCAAGTTCGCATAGAATTTGTAGAAGTGGATGAGACCACTCCAATAGACACTTCTACTTGGACATATATTGCCAGTGCATATGATCCAAGGCTTGATACAATAGATGAGCTTGATGTCACGCCAGGCAATGGTTTTGTGGTTGTTACAGCACCTGCAAATACTACAAAGCTATGGGGTGCAGGATACGGTTCTGTTATTGCCGAACTTTTGTTCGATCTTCAGGTAACAAAACAGGACGGAACCATTTGGACACCAGTACTTGGAAACATTGTGGTTCTTGGTGATGTCACATACGGAGGAAGTTTATGACAGTAATTAAGATTGTCCCTATGCCAGGAAGTCCAGGGCCACAGGGAGTACGTGGAGAACGTGGTTTGCAAGGCGAACCAGGCCCTAATGGACTTGCAGGTGCATCTGCATATCAGATAGCTGTTGGTAATGGCTATTCTGGCTCAGAGGCTCAGTGGTTGGCATCTCTTGTTGGCCCAAAGGGTGATAAAGGAGATACTGGAACTCCTGGACAAAATGGACAAAATGGATTAACTGGTGCATCAGCGTATCAGGTAGCGATTTCAAATGGATTCTCTGGATCAGAGCAGCAGTGGCTTGACTCACTTAAAGCAAGCCAAACATCTGGAACATATACACCAGTTCTGTCTGGTACTGGACTAACCATTACAAATAATCAGGCAACTGGTCATTACACAGTAATCAATAACATTGTTTTCTTTAGAATAAGAGTTCCACTAACATATGCCTCTAATTTTGGAACTGGTTCTTACAGCCTCACTCTTCCATTTGCTCCAGCAGCAGACTTCATTGTCCGTGATGGAGTTATTAATGATGCTTCAGCAGCTGTTAAATATACCCTCAGCCTACATGGAACCGCATCTAGCACAACCGCAAGCTTGAAATATACAGCAGGAAGCCAATTCTTTGATGTTGACTACAACTCACCATTTGTCTTGGCTACAGCAGATAGTTTTGTTATTAGTGGCACATACGAGAGGCAGGCATAATGGCATATCCAGCAACATACGACATTAAATACTATAGAGGAGACACGCTAGAATTTCGTGTATTTCCTAAAAATGCATCAGGAGCAGCTTTTGATTTGAGCACATTTAATAATGCAAAGTTTACAATTGCAGATGCACGAGGAGATGGGGCAACAAGACTAAATGGTTTTGCAGAAATTAGAACTGACTCTGTAAACAACCTGTCTTATATTGTTTGTGCTATTCTTCCAGGTCTTGGAACGCAACTAGATCCTAATGTTCAGTATGTTTATGATGTTGAGGTAAGCAAGAATGCAACGCCTTATCCATATGTTTATACTTTGGTTACTGGAACTATATCAGTAACAGATCATGTAAGTGGTGCAATCTAGCATGACTGATATCGTTAGCACAATCTCTTCAATTGACCTAAACGTACTTGGTGGTCCAACTACAATAGAATTGGCAGTTGATTATGGACAGCGTGGAGATCGTGGAAGTTTGATTCTTTATGGTCAGGGGAAGCCAGCTTTGGTATCTTTGCCAACTGCCCCAGCAGTTTATGACATGTATGTAAATCTACTACCATCTGACGATGAATACCAGTGGGTATATCAGTACATCTCTCAGCCATCTGGCTATGGATGGAAGGCTCTTTTTAAGCTAAACCCAAACACATATAGTGGCAATAAAACACTCACTTTTATAAACGGATCAACAGAGGTATGGATTCCAATTGTTTCTATTACTGGCGGAGATATCGTTACATCAAGCATTACATCTGGTAGCTTTAATGTTCAGCACAGTGTAATTGCACAAAATCCAGTAGCTTCATCAGTTTCTGTTGGAGATATAGCATTGTCGCCAGATGAGATTCTGGCACTGCCAATAACAATTAAGGCAGCAGAGTTTGTGAGTGGCGAATGGGCACTACTCTCTGGAGAAAAGCAAGTACACCTATTCATTACTATGGTATAATTTTGAGAGGGTGAAAAATGGCTGCACAAAATATTGACGGTACCGCTAATGGTACTGGTATCTATAATACAAAAGTTCCAGGATACGAAGATCCTGCAGATATTCAGGCTGCTCTAAAGCTATTCCTTTATGGAGATGCTAACTTTAACGCAACTGATCCTGCAAATGCAGTAAACCTTCCAACACACTCTATAGCTAGATATATGAAGGCTATGCAGGATGAGATTGATGCACTTCAGTCAATTGGAATTGGGTCGTATTATGGATCTGAACCATCTTCACCACTACTTGGACATGTCTGGATGTCTTCAGAAAACGTAACGCTTGTTCCAACTGCAGCTGTTTCAATCTACCAGGGAACAGAACCAACATCTGGACTTACTAATGGACTGCTATGGATTGACTCTAGTGGTGCAACGCCTACACTAAAGGTCTATGATGGATCTACACATACATGGAAGGTGGTTGGATAATGGCAGATATTAATTCAGAAGCAAAAGTAGCTTATATTTTTGATGGAACAACTTGGAGACCAATTGCTGGTGCTGGAACGGTTAATCCATCTGCAGATTATCAGTGGACTGGAGATCATTCATATTCTTCATCTTCCACTGTAACATTTGAAACTGTTGTAAAGAATAAAGCAGGTATTAATAATTTTTCAAATCCATCAGCTAGAGATGCTGCACTACCAAATCCAGTTACTGGGCTTGTAGCTTTTGTTGCACAGGCTGCAGATGGCTCAACAATCAACGACATTCAGTTTTATGATGGTACAAGATGGAGATCATCTAATGACTCTGCAATTTTGACTGTGCCAAATGTATCAGCTAATGGATATACACTTGTTCCAGCAGATGCTGGCAACAGCCTTAGAGTTTCTGAATCAACTGGAACAACTATTTATATCCCAGAAAATGCATCAAACTCATTCAAGATTGGCCAAAAGGTTGAAATTTTAAGAATGGGAACTGGTGATGTTCTTATTGCACCACTAACTGGAAATGTAACTCTTAATAGTAAGAATGGCAATAGAAAGATTGCATCACAGTATTCTGGTGCTGTTCTTACAAAAATTGATACAAATTCTTGGCTACTTATTGGTGATTTGACGGCTTAGGGGTATAGATGCTAGGTTCATTTGGTTTATGGGCATCTTCCAAGGGTATGAAAACAGTTTCAAACCTTGTTGGGATGACTCGTACCGCTGCTAAAGCACAGATTGTAGCAGATGGACTTGTAGTAGGAACAGAAACTCCTCAGCAATTTACAAACTCTGCAGATGAATCAAAACACGACAAGATTGTTGATCAAACACCTGATGCAGGAGTGCAGGCTCAGTATGAATCTCCAGTAGATATCGTTTATGGAGTATTCAGCTTTAGCGTATTCGGTGTTTTTGGATTTGTTCCAGCATTCGGTGTTTTTGGATTTACACCAACATTTAACGTATTCAGCTTTACTGTATTTAACGTATTCAGCTTCGTTCCATTTTCAGTATTTGGCTTTTCATTCTCTGTATTTACATTTACGCCAACATTTGCTGTGTTTGGATTCTCATTTAGCGTATTTAGCTTTACCCCAACATTTGCTGTATTTGGTTTTAGATAGAATCAATATACCTAACATAAGATATTTCGCTATATGATCCGCCAAATCTTTTAATGTCATCAATTGACGTTCTTTTGCCAGGTGCAGGAGAATGAATCATTTTACCATCACCAATGTAAATTCCAACATGGTAAGCCTTTTTACTATTTTCATAGTGGAATGCAACTATGTCTCCAATATTTGGCTCAGAAACTTTTTGACCACCCAAAGCTTGTGCTGTGGCACTATGTTCTAGGCTTACTCCTAGCTGTTCATAAAACCACATTGTAAGTCCAGAACAGTCCCACCCAGATGGTGTATGTCCAGAAAAAACATACCAAGTTTTATTGACATGGTTTCTTAGCTTAGATAGTGCAGCCTCAACTTCCTTTGACTTTTGAAGCTTTTTGTATTGCTCAATGCTATGCTCTAGTAGAAGTTGTGCTTTTACAGAATCATAGTTGCTGTTGTATTGGAAGGTGACCTGATCTTCAGCATTTGCTGGGGTAACTGAAGTTGTCAATATAAGTAATGTGGATGTGGCAAAGCCAACAATTTTAATAGCCTTTTTCATAAGACTACCTCCTTATTTTTTTATGTTGTTACGACCTCTGTCACAGGTCCTGGCAGACAGTATTCTTTACAGCGATAGCCTTGAATATCATTGTCTATAGTCTCTCACGATTTTCACTTTGTTGTCACTCTGTTTAATCATTTTTGCCTATATGAACAAAAAGTACCCCGAAAGGTACCATTTGATTATAACATGTTTTTGACCTTTTTTCAACAACAAGTCTGGTATACTATTCTTATGGCAACTGGAAGATCCACAAACTATAACCTACCTTTCCCATTAGCAGTAGACGCTGTGAATGTTCACGGAGATATAAAGAGTCTAACTGAAAGGCTAGATGCTGTATTGCCACAGGCATCATATGTGGATATCCCAGTCACTAACGTCTCATCTGAGGCAATTCCTGCAGGATATCCAGTTACAATTACTGGACATGATGGCACAAATGTCTTGGTAGCTAAAGCTACAGCATCTACCACAACATCAATTCTTGGTCTTGCCAGAAATGATATAGCTATTTCTTCAAATGGCGTTGTAGTGGTTGCTGGTGTAATTAATGGAATCAACACAACATCTTATTCACCAGGGGCTATTCTTTATGTTGCTCAAAATGGTGGTTTGACCGCAAACGTAGATGGAACACAGGGCACCGCAATTGCAACTGTTGTTTCTCCAGCAGTCAATGGAATAATCATTGTTGGATCTAAGTCAAATGCTACATGGGGATCACTTAAAGCTGGTCTTTCATAATTAATGATATAATAAAACTATGGCCGTTCTTCGTACAACAACTACTACTTCAACTCAGGCAGTAAATGATGCTGGTGAGATTGAGATAGGTGCTACCCCACCAGTTATTAGATGGACGGTAGTAAAGGGTGACTATGCATCTTTTAGGTGCTATGTAGAAGATGATAGCGGAACACCGATTGTTCCAGGTGACTATGTTATTAAGGCAGACTTTAGACGTGGTACAGAAAAGCTATTTCATGTAACCCCAACACAAACAGAGTTTGATAATGCTGGAGAGTTCACAGTAGTTCTTTTGCCAGCTCAGTGCAAGCAACTGCAGACTGGTGATGTTTTTGACGTTCAGCTCTCCGATGCTGTCGTAGTTTGGACGGTATGCCGTGGAATTATGACTGTAATCGCAGAGGTAACTGATCGATAATGGCAAAAACAACAATATCTGAATATCAGTCAAACCTATTTCTTATACAAAAAACAATAAACCCCATTGCAGAGGTAGATGGAATATATCCTGCTAATTTTGTTAATGCTAAAAATGTAAACTATGTATCAAGAATAGATGTTGTAGAACATCTTCCATTTAGGATTAGATTTTCTGCAATTGGGCTTGATACATACGATAGAGGAAATCCTGCAGCGATTGGTATTGCTGTCATTGGATACAGTAACTACATTCTTTAAAATGCTTAAATATACTGTATAATATAAGCATGGCTAGAACTACAATCCCTGCACTTAAAACACTTTTTGAGACTGGAGATCGTCCATCTCAGAGTGACTATGAAGCATTAATTGATACCGCCAGCTCACAGGCAACCGATCTTGGCTCATTTGGAAACAATGAGAACACGATCACTGGAATCGAAAGCTCAACTGTTGTTGATACTTTTGATGCAACTGCATGGAGAATGGTAAAGTATCTTGTTTCAATTTCTAAGGTAACAAATGGGGATAATAAGTTCTATGCAACAGAGTTGACCGTTCTTTGTGATGCTGATAATATCAGTGTTACAGAATACGGAACAATTGACAATGATGGGAATATGGGCACCGTTAGCGTCTCTCGCACTGGAAGTACAGTTAGTTTAGTTGTAACTCCAGATGCAATAATTCGACCTGTGACTGTACGTTTCGCACGTATGGGTCTTAAGGCGTAATATACAAGGAGATAAAACATGGCAACAGTCACAAAAGACTTTAAGGTAAAAGCTGGTCTGATTGTTGAAGGTGCAACCGCAACCGTCAATAACCACGACATTCTTACCAAGAAGCAAGACGACCAAGACTACATTGTCAACCTTATTGGTGGTACAGCAACCTCAGCAAATACTCCAAATACCGTTGTAAAGCGTGATGGAAGTGGAGATTTTTCAGCAGGAACTGTAACCGCAGATTTGGTTGGTGACGTAACTGGTAACGTAGTAGGAAACGTAACTGGTGATGTAACTGGTACAGTTTCAAGCTTGGCAAATCACGATACAGATGATCTTGCAGAGGGTGCAAACCTTTACTTCACAAACCAGAGAGCAATTGATGCCAATACTGGTCTTTGGGATGAGGCAGGTTCTGCTCAGAATGCCCTAAATTCTGCAAACAACTACACCAATGGTGAAATTAGTTCTGCAGTTTTGCAGGCACAAACTTATGCAGACTCACTTGCATCTAACTATGACGCAGTAGGAGCTGCAGCAGCTGCACTTACAAGTGCAAATACTTATACAGACACAGCTGTTGCAAACCTAGTTGATTCAGCACCTGCAATGCTTGATACTCTTAATGAGTTGGCAGCTGCAATTGCTGATAATCCAAACTATGCAACAGATGTAACAAACCTTATTGCAACAAAGGCAGACACAACATATGTAGACTCTCAGGATTCTGCAACTTTGACATCTGCTAATAGCTATGCTGATGGACTTGCTGTCAACTATGACCCAGCAGGTGCAGCAAGCACAGCTCAGACCAATGCAGAAACTTATGCTTCTGGTTTGGTCGGACAGGAGGTGATTGACCGTGACGCTGCAATTTCAACTGCTATAAATGCACTTGATACAGACGATATTGAAGAGGGCACAGTCAATCTATATTTCACAAATCAGAGAGCTATTGATGCCGTAGGTGGAACCATTGGTGACGCTATAGATCAGCTGACAACAGACGACATTGAAGAGGGAACCTCCAACCTCTACTTTACAGATGCTCGTGCTGTGTCAGCTCTTGAGGCAGTAGTTCCAAACTTTACAGAGATTGATATCAATTCTGTAGCAACACAGGTTGCAGCTACTCAGACAGTAGCTACTGCAAGCCAGGTAGTTGCACATCAGTTTGCGAACACAACACACCGCTCAGCTGAATATACAGTTAAGGTTGCATATGGATCACACACAGAACTTTCTAAGGTAATGATCACCCTAGATTCTTCTGACAACGTTGCTATTACAGAATATGCAATTGTTGGAACAAATGGTTCTGCATCAACCATTTCAGCAGATGTAAACGCTGGAAACGTAAGATTGCTTGTTACAACAGCTAACAACAACTCTATCGTAACAGTCGTAGGAACACTTATCGCTTAAGATAATTAAAAGGAGTATGTAGATGGCAACAGTAAACAAGGATTTCAAGGTAAAAAATGGAATCCAGGTAGCAGGTAGTGGTGTCTTTGGTGGCCCAATAGTTGCTGCTGACCCAACTGATGATACTCACGTTGTTACACGTGGATATCTAAATGCACAGGCTGGTGGCGTTACTGTTGCCTCTACTGCTCCTGAATCACCAACTGCTGGAAAACTATGGTTTGATACTGTAACAAAAAGAATTAACGTCTATGATGAAACATCTGGATGGCTAACAGTAGCTAATGTTGATGACACACTAAATGTGCCTCAACACATTCACGATACTTCAATTGGCGGTACAGGATTGATCACAACAACATTCCGTGAAGGTGGATCAATTCCAGCAAGTCCTATGTCAAGTGGAATTGACGGAGGTAGCCCATCATCAACAGAATTTACCCTAGTATTTGATGGTGGATCAGTTACTGACAATTTTAACTAAATAATAGGATATAATATAAGTATTTGGTAGCTATAAACTATCATACAAGAGGAGCAAAGAAATATGGCAACAAGAATGCAGCAACGCAGAGGAACTGCAACACAGTGGACCTCAGCTAATCCTGTCCTAGCAGCAGGTGAAATCGGTTTTGAGACTGATACAAATAAGTTTAAGATTGGTGATGGAACCACTAACTGGGCATCACTGAAGTACTTCATGAACCTAGATGATCTAGACCTAGATGTTGATGGTTTTGTAAAGGATGACGAAAAGGGAGCTGCAAATGGTGTTGCCACACTTGACAGCTCTGCACAGGTTCCAATTACTCAGTTGGCAAACCTTATTCAGAATGCTCCCAACACTCTAGACACACTTAGTGAAATTGCTACAGCTATCACTGATGCAAACGGTATTGTAAACACTGCAATTGAATCAGCTATTGACGCTGAAGTGATTGCAAGAAATACAGCAATTACAGCTGCAAATAATACCATCAGCACAAGAATTGATGGAGTTGACACTAGAATTGATGGAGTTGACACCAGAATTGATGGTGTTGATGCAACAATCCTTGGACTAACAACAGATGCAGTTCCTGAAACAGCAACCAATCAATACTTTACAGCAGAAAAGGCTCAGGATGCAGTCGCATCTATGATCTCTGGCACTGATGGCGTTGTAACTACATATGACGACGTTACAAATTCTTTGGTTATTTCGGTAGATGCCACAATTGCTACCACGACAGATTTGTCTACAGCAGTTTCTGATCACAACTCAGACACCACAAATGTGCACGGAATTGCAGACACATCTGTTCTAGCAACTGACACAGATGTTTCAGATGCAGTTTCAGCACATAACTCAGATACAACAGGTGTACACGGAATTGCTAATACAGCAGAGCTAGAGACACAAACAGGTGCTCAAGCAAAGGCAGATAATGCACTTGCAGCAGCAGTTGCAGATGCAGCAGCTACATACGCACCAAAGGTTGCTCCAACAATCACTGGAACAGCAACAGTTGAAAATATTACTGTAACTGGTAACTTGGTGGTACAGGGAACAACAACAACCGTTGACACTGCAAACCTTGATGTTACAGACTCTTTGATTTATCTAGCATCTGAGCAGTTTGATACAGATGCACTAGATATTGGTATTTTTGGAGCTTATGGAGATGCAAACTCTGGACACTTCCACACAGGTCTTGTTCGTGATGCATCTGATGGTAAGTGGAAGCTTATCTCCGCAGGCCCTGAGCCAGTATCTAACGTAATTGACTTTTCAGGTGTTACATATGATACTGTAAAGCTAGGTGGAGTTGAGTTTTCTGATGGACTGCAGACAAAGCAGGGTGTTCCATCTATTACACCAATTTCGCAAAAGACAGCATCTTACACACTTTCGAGCTTGTCAGAGCGTGACAGCCTAATTGAGGTTGGCTCATCATCTGCAACTACCTTGACAATTCCTGCAGACGCAGATGTAAACTATCCAGTAGGAACTACTCTAGACATTCTACAAACATCCACTGGACAAGTTACAATTGCTGGTGCAAATGGAGTTACCGTAAATGCAACACCAGGCCTTAAGCTTAGAACTCAGTGGTCATCTGCAACTCTTATGAAGAGAGCAGCAAACACATGGGTAGTTTACGGCGACCTATCAGCTTAATAGAAAACGAGGATATAAGATATGGCAGCAGGTAAAAGAGCAGGTAGACATGCTCAGCAGTCTAATGATTTTCTCCAGCCACTAGCACCAATTAACGTTGTTGCTACTGATGTTGGAACAAACAGAGCATACAATGATGGTGCTGCTTCTGTAGCGTTTGGGCTACCTGCTAACTCTCCAGCTGCTACTTCTTACACTGTTACAGCATCAACTGGTCAGACAGCCACTGGATCATCTTCTCCAATTGTTGTCTCTGGTATTGCTACAGGTACAACTCCAACATTCACTGTAACTGCAACAAACAGCTATGGCACATCTAGTGCATCTGCTGCATCATCTGCAATTACAATTACAACTGTTCCAGATGCCCCAACTGGTGTTAGTGCATCTTCTCCTTCTGGGGCAAACTACGACACAGTTACTTGGAATGCTCCAGCTAACGGTGGAAAAGCAATTACAAACTACTACGTAACATCTGATGATGGAAAGACAGCAAATACATCTTCTACTTCTGTAAACATTACTCAGGAGCAGGGTACAGCTCAGACATATACAGTTTATGCAGATAATGCTAATGGTAGGTCTGCAGCTTCAGCTGCTTCTGGTAGCGTAACCACATTCTCATTCGTACCATTTTCGGTATTTAGCTTCTTTGGAGTGTTTAGCTTCTTTGGAGTATTTGGGTTTGTGCCAACCTTTGGAGTGTTTGGATTCGTACCGTTCTCAGTATTTGGATTCTTTGGTGTATTCGGATTCGTACCATCATTTGGTGTGTTTGGGTTCACCCCATCATTTGCGGTATTTGGCTTCAGATAATCACATAAACTGCCACTATGGTGTATAATATATACATACATAGAACGGAGTATGAGGATGTATAAGGATCAGACACCCCTTAGAAGTATCAGTAAGACTACACAGGGGCACAAATTTTTTGAACGTTATCTTGACAATGATCTAGATGTTTTGGCAAAAGAGCTACAGGCTAGATATGAGCTAATCGAACAAGCCAAGATTCCAGGGGTAACACCAGTAAGCCCATTTGAGGCATGGAAAGACTCTAACAGCATCTCAACAATGAAGTGGAGACAGTACAATGTTTTCCAGTTCCACATTGATGGAATATATGAGCTATACAAGGCTGTTGGTGATATGGTTAGAGAAGCTTGTGAACATTATGAGCTTGATTTTGAAGAACAAAAGTTTATGATTCAGGGATGGTTCAATATTAACCACTCTGGAAATGGAAAGCTTAACTGGCATGAACACGGTGGCCCAGGAGCACCTGATTTCCACGGATACTATTCAGTTGCAGCAGAGCCATCATCAACTCACTATATTGTTTTTGACAATGAGGTTGAAAATATTAATAAAAATAACCGTGCAATTCTTTCTGAGATGGGGCATCCACATGCTATGGGTGATTGGGACTGGGATGGTCCAAGAATCACAGTTGCATACGATGTAACTCCACTAGAGTATCTTAAGCGTGGAGGATATTCACAAGAGCAGCATTGGATTCCATTGCGATGATTGCGATGACTAAGCCACCACAGAAATTCTTTGAGAGGTATCTTGATGTTACACAAGATGATCTAGATAGTCTTTATGATTTTTGTGTTGCTCGTGAAAAAGATATGCTTGACGGAAAGTTCCCAGGAATTGCATCAGAAGAAGCAAAGTCATATTACGAAAAGGGTGGTATGACTACTAGAACTCTGGGCAAGTATAATGTTTTTCAGCTACACCACCCAGTAATTAGAAAACTGCTTGGTGCTGTGAGAGATATGACAAAAGAGGCTTGTGAATATTATGGTACTGACTTTGAGTCAGAGGCATATTATATTCAGGGTTGGATTAATATAGAGCCAGCTGATCATGGAGATGAAGAGTTTTATGCACAAACCATGATTGAGCCTAATTTGCATGAGCACTGTGGTGGGTTAGGAATCCCTGATCTTCATGGATATTTCTCTGTATTTGCAGAGCCATCTGTAACTCATTATAGAATTGACAAGGTAACTCCATTTGAAAATATCAATAAAAACTTCAGAGCAGTACTTTCTGAAACTGGACACCCACATACACGTGGATGGTGGGGTAATCATGATAAACGTAGAATTACAATAGCTTATGACACCAGAAGTATTCGTGACATTTCTGATGGAGATGCTGGATTGGAACAACATTGGATACCGCTAGTATAGTTAAAGAACATAAGTTCTTTACCAGAGATCTGTCAATAGACCTTTCAAGGCTATTAACTTGGACTATTGATCTTGATGATAGAATCAGATCTGGTGAACTTGAAATTGGTGCAAGCAAAGAAATGCTTGATGTTTATAGAAATAGAACATCTGGTGCAGGAACTGCACTGCTTTCTCATTATAATATTTTTGAAATGGGAAATCCAGATCTAAACATTTTAAAAAATGCCATAAATAGTGCACTACTAGAGGCTTGCGAGTATTACGGAATTGATTATGATTCTGAAGAATGGTATCTCCATGGTTGGTATAACAGAAATGATAAGGATGGCATGTGGGATGTTTCTCCTATTGACAACGAGGACAAGTGGCATGAACACATGAATGGTGTTGGTGCACCAGTGTTTCATGGTTACTACTGCGTAAATGCAGAGCCGTCTGTAACTGTATACAAGATTTTTAAGAACCCTGAAAATATCAAGGTAAATGTAAACAAAAACAATAGAATGGTTCTATCAGAGGTTGGACATCCACATGGCATGGGTAACTGGAGAGTAGATGATCAAAGAATTACCTTAGCGTATGATGTGGCTCCCAGGGCATACATTAGTGATGAAGATGCTCAAACATGGACAAGGCTTAACTAATGAAAAATTGGCTACTTAGAGCTAAATGTTTTGTCATGGGACACAAAGTTATAGTTGGCAATAAATGTCCAGTAACTGGAATTGTAAGGCTAGATTGTACATCTTGTGGAGACTCTAACATGCCAAAGCATGTTGATAAGGAGGGAATGTTTAGATGAACAAGACAGATAACATTAAATACATAAAAGGCTTTATGCCAAAAAACGTTGTTGACACAATATATCAGTATGCACAAAAATACGATAACGAGTTTGATGAGTTTGGCAATAATGAAAAAGAATTCACAGTAAACGTCTTTAAGCGTTCTGATGAAGAAACTCAGATAGTAAAGGATTTAGTTACTGAGTGGGGGCTGAAGGTTTATGAATTTGTGTTAGAAACCTACGGTGGAGAATTCAAGCCTTATGATCCTAATATGTCTCATATAGCTAGATTCGAACCAGGCTGGGGAATGCACGAGCACTTTGATGCCAGTAAGCCAAATGATATTGCTACATTGATTTACATTAATAATAATTATTCTGGAGGAGATATCTACTTCCCAGAATATAATATTTCTCATAAGCCAGAGCCAGGAGATCTCCTTACTTTTCCAGATAATCCAGATTATGTTCATGGAGTCAGAGCAATTTCTGATGGTATTCGCTATACAACACCACGCTGGTTTACACGTATAGTATGATAAAATAGATGTACAATGACAACATCTCTTGGGCTATACACCTCCAAACTTCTCAAGGAACACCCCTTGGGATTTTGGCCACTTCAAGATAAGTGCGACTACTTATCAATACTTTCAGATAGCCAAAAGAATATTAGTCAGTGGGGGGTTGTAAATGGAACAGTTTCTACTACATCTACAATATCAACCCCAATACCAAGTGCACAAGTATTTAAGGTAAATACTGCAAATATTGGTCAGCCAAATGTTGCCGTTGTAAAGCTACTGAGTGACACTATTGGTGATTTTTCACAGCTTAATGAATATCTAGCCACATTCACACTCTCTACCTTCCTATACTCATCAACTGAAAATATTCTTTCGGCAACCATTGGATTTGTCTATGAAGATGAAACTTATGGAGAGTTTAGAGTATTTAAAAGATTCCCACTAAGTATTGCTGGGAAGTGGGTTTTCTTGTCTGAAACATTTGATAGGCCATATGACCTAAATGCAAATTACCGTTTATTTATTGAAATTGAATTTCTTTCAAACTCAACTACAGACCCAGTATTCTTTTTGTTGAATGGTCTATCTTTGGGACAGTGGTCTGAAGAGTTCCATTCATATTCAGATGGAGTTATTCCGCAGCAGATAGTCGAAAGCATTCACGGCATACCATCTGGGACTAACGCTGTTAAGTTGCTGGCATCAGCAGAATCAACAAAAGATGGATATGTCCTTGTAAATAATAATCAGCTAAAGGCTAGAAATGCTGGCATGCCATTAGTCTTTGGATCAGACTCATCACTTACCTTATATCCAAATGGCAACATGCCATCTGTATTGATTCCTGGACTTGGGTTTTTAAATAATATTGGTAAAAATAAAAATTACACATTTGAAATGTGGTTAAGAATTAATCCTTCGCTATATGAGGATACCAGAATTATGGGGCCTATAGCTTCATCTGACGGTTTATACGTTAATGGACCATTTCTAAAATTAAAAATTGGTGACCTATCATGCTCTCACTATGTTTCTGAGTGGTATAGGCCAATGCTTATCCACATCTCAATATCTGTTGACAGAATATCTCTATTGATTAATGGAGAGCAGGTTGGTCAGATTATGGTACAAAGATCAAAGCTAAATCTTCCAGAGTATTCAGTAAATGGTAGTGAGCAGGATTGGATTGGAATATATTCAAATGATTCTATTGATATGTTTGAGCTTGGACCAGTATCAATTTATACATATCCAATATCAAACGTAATTGCCAAGAGAAGATGGGTATTTGGCCAAGGTGTAGAGAATCCAGAGGCTCTCAATGTCGCCTATGGAGGTAAGAATATATTTTTTGACTATCAGTTTGCTAAATATTCTTCTAACTACTCTTTTCCTAAAATTGGAAAGTGGTCAAATGGTATAACCAACAATCTATCTGTTGATAGTGACTACCTAAAAATTCCTTCACTAAAGAAGATGTCAATTGTTTCTCCAACGCTGACTCAGGAGCAAATCCTACTTAACAACAAAGCACTTCAAAATGAAGATGATAAATTTTTAGTTCTTCCAATAAACTCATATGGATACTTTGAAAATCTTAATATTCTTAAAGAGGGGTTGCAGTCACTATACGCAACATTTAAGTCAAAAGTAGCAGTTGAAAAAGATGAAACGCTGTTGCAAATTAGAGATAAGTCAACAGGAGACTATTTCTCAATTGTTTTAAAAGAGACTGGAATAGAGTATTCGCTTAGATTCCTTGGATCTACTAAAACTATTGCAGAAACACATCAATACTATCCAGGGGAAAAATTTTCCGTTGGTCTACACATACCAAGATTTGTTAACTATTTTGGCAACGGTGTAACATCATTTTTTAGTAAGATAGATTCTCTTGCACTATATGTTGGTGGAACTGGCAATAATGATTCATTTTCTGGCAATCTATACTCAGTTTCGTTTAACAATCAGTTTGCAACAAATAGTTTATCTGACTATTTTGCACCAACTGGTCTTGTCTGGGATACAGATCTAATTGAAGAATTTTTGGAAGATGCAGATGCAGGACTTTATAGCACAACATTCTGGGAGCGTGTGCTTGATGGAGGGCATGTTGCAGAGTATGCAGGACAAGGACTAGCAAATAACAGTAAGGCAAGTTATACCATAAAAGTATATGAAAATAGCTCATCTACATATCTAGACTCACATATTAATGGTTCTTGGACATCAGCAATACCTCTTTCATATTTTGGCAAATATGTAAAGGCTTCAAGTGGTGTATCTTACTATGATCTAGATTTTATACAGTTTAATATAGGATACCCTTCACCAGGAAAATCTGTAGCCATTACAGAACAGGATCAGTCTTGGACATACCAAGAGCTTGAGTATAAGTTTGCTAATCCATCTCAAAAGGAATATAGTGATCTAGATAACCATCTTTACACTGGTTATAATGACTATAATGACTTAAGATATAACACAAGACAAACATATAAGTTCGACACTTCAAAATCTTTGGTCCGTAGTTACGTATATTTTAAAGATATCTCTGATGGAACAAGAGATAGCTCATACTATACCAATATTGTTTCGGCATCAACAGACGGCGTTATAACACCTGGCGAAGAGTGGATAAACACCAAGTACGAGGTCGTTGACAATATGATTATTTACCCACCATCAGACGTTGACTTTAGAAAAATCTCAATATTTGTAGAACTTGACATCTCTGTTGATGAGATATCAGAAAAGCCATTGGCAATAGGAAGTCTTGAGCTATCGTCAATTTGTTTAAATAATGAAGAACAGACTCCAATTGGAACAAGGTACGGAACAGATGTCTACCCATTTACAGAAAATGGTTTCTACTATGACTATAAGTCAAGAAATCCGTTTAGCATTTATAAGGGAAGTACCCCATACCTTTATCTTACAAAGACTAGTGGAATAAAGCTTCGTGGTCTGCTTAACAGAAGAAATGTTCGTGGAATAGAGATTCCAGTAAATAAAGAAAAAACTAATAATCATAAGATGATAGCGATGCAGATGTTTGCAATGTACGATGGCGACTTTTTCCCTTATAGTCCAACAGAAGTTTTTGAAATAATATCAAATACCTCACATCTAAAATTCTACATAGAGGCCACACACCCAGATGGTCTACGAGCCAAAATTTATGCAATTAATGATAAGACTGGACAGCTTGAAAATGGTATTGGATACTATGTGAATGGAAGGATTGTTAAAGAGCCAATTCTCACCATAAAGCAGTGGGCCTCAATTGGTATTGGTTTATCAAACCACTTAGACTTTGCACTAAATGGTGGCTCAATCAGAATTACTGGACCTTTGCTGGTTAACAATATATCCCACTATAACTCTGTTAGATTACAGCAGGTACAGTCCGTATCCGTTAGACCATGGTTTCTTGTCAGAGAGTCTGGACGTATCAGGTTTGACTGGAGAGACTGGGAGGGCGTATTCAAGTGGTTTGAAGTCCTTGTATTGTCGTCAAGAAACTTCTATGGCGTTGACCCAGCAGACATCTATAGGGCATATGTTGGAACAACAAGGCTTATCGTTGATGACAGATCAATACTTAGGTTATTAAGAACCAGATACAAGACTATTTCAGATGCGTCTTCGCAAGTTTTTACAGTTAATGCTGTTTAATATGGTATACTAGTGGTTATGAATAAGCAAAAACCACGTTTTCCTGGTCAGGTTGGCGAAACAAAAGTTCAGGTTATCGAAGAAAACTTCTCCCTATTTGGAACATATGTATGGACTAAGCCAAATGGAAAAGCTTTTACGGATGGTCATGGAAATGCCCTATCAATAGAAGGTCTCAAGGGAGACAAGTCAAAGATTAAAGAATTGGCCGATGCTGCCAAATATTGGGGGCAGCCAGAGGGACGTGCAGTTTTCTACCCAAACATGCGTAAGATTTCAGACGAAGAATACTCTGAGCAGGTAGATAGAATGAATCAGGGCCTAATCCCATCTATGAATGACCTAGGTGCTGTTATTGCTGCTAAGAAAACATTAGAGCTTTATGGAGATGAAGAGTAATGTCAGAATACAATAGCATCATACACGCCAGCCTATCTTCTGAAGAGCAAGAGGTAGACCAGTTTAAGGCACAGGATCCATTTATAAAATCATGGGATGACCTAAAGATTTACAATGGTATGGAGAAAAACTTCAGAAGAAGATCTGAAAGAATGGCAAAGTCTAATGACACACTTTTGCAAAATAGAGTTGTAAATACTGGCATTGACACAACATCTCCTAGGTATCAGGATTCTGCTCTTGCTGTTAGATCTGGAAAAGATGGTGCTCAGTCAAAAGAAATTAACCCAGGCACAGTATTCAGAAATGGATATGGAATCTTTGATGTTATTACCCCACCATGGAATCTATACGAGCTAGCAAACTACTATGACACATCATTTGCCAACCACGCAGCTATTGATGCAAAGGTAGAAAACATTGTTGGTCTTGGTTATGACTTTGAAGTATCAAAGAGAACCATGATGTCACTTGATGCACAGTCAAATGAAAGTGCTTTGGAAAAAGCAAAAAAGCGTATTGAGCGTATGAAGGTTGAGCTAAGAGATTGGCTAGAAAGCTTAAACAGCGATGAGTCTTTTACTAACGTAATGATGAAAGTAATGACTGATTTTGAGGCAACTGGAAACGGATACCTTGAAATTGGTAGAACGGTAAAGGGAGAGATTGGGTATGTAGGCCACATCCCTTCAACAACAATGAGAGTGCGTAGACTGCGTGATGGATATGTTCAGATTATTGGACAGCGTGTAGTTTACTTTAGAAATTTTGGTGCCACGAATCCAAACCCAATTACGGCAGACCCAAGACCAAACGAAATTATTCACTTCAAGTCATACTCACCACTAAATACATTTTATGGAGTACCTGATATTATTTCTGCAATTGGTGCTTTGCATGGAGATCAGCTTGCATCACAATACAACATTGACTATTTTGGAAATAAGGGTGTTCCAAGATATGTCGTAACACTAAAGGGTGCAAAGCTTTCTGAAGATGCAGAAGATAAGATGTTTAGATTCTTGCAGACAAGCCTAAAGGGCAATCACCACAGAACTCTATATATCCCATTGCCAGGAGACTCAGATACCAACAAGGTTGAGTTTAAGATGGAGCCAGTTGAGACTGGAACACAAGAAGCATCTTTTAACGAATACAGAATTCGTAATCGTGATGACATTCTTGTAGCACACCAGGTTCCACTTTCTAAGATTGGTGGCGGAGACTCTGCTGCTATCGCTGCTGCCCTTGCACAAGACCGCACATTTAAGGAGCAGGTTGCACGTCCAAGACAGGATGCAATTCAGAAGATGATCAACAAAATGATCAAAGAAAAAACAGACATCCTTGAATTTAAGTTCAATGAGCTAACTCTTACAGATGAAATTGCACAATCACAGATCCTTGAAAGATATGTTAAGAATAAGATTATGGTTCCAGACGAAGCTCGTGACATTCTTGGCATGGGCCCACGTCCAGATGGAGATGGCAGTAAGCCACTAGAGGTTAAGCCAGAACAGGCTCCCAATAGCACTGGAAATGATGCTAGGGACGCACAAAGAGCAAATAACGCTTCTGACAGCACAGCAACTGTTGCTGGAAGAAATCCAAAAGGTGAAGGAAGAGCAAGTCAATAAAAACATGATATAATGTTATATAATGTTATAAAAACGTAATATTGCAAAAAAGGGCTCTATAATTATACTACAATGACTATTTCTAAGGCACAGTGGACCACAGACGGAAATGACATCCGTCTATCTATGCCACTTTCTAAAGTGGACCAGGAAAAGCGTATCGTCTCTGGATTTGCCACACTTGATAACATTGACAAGCAGGCTGACATAGTAACCCCAGAAGCTAGCATGAACGCATTTAAGAAGTTCCGTGGAAATATCCGTGAGATGCACCAGCCAATTTCAGTTGGAAAGATGGTGTCATTTAAAGAAGAAAAGTTTTTTGATCCAGAAACAAAGAAGATGTATAACGGCATCTATGTTTCTGCATACATTTCAAAGGGTGCTCAGGACACTTGGGAAAAGGTTCTGGATGGCACCCTATCTGGTTTTTCTATCGGCGGTAGAATGAATAAGTGGGATGATGCCTACGATGAAAAGATGGATACTACAGTACGTATCATCAAGGATTATGATTTGGTAGAGCTATCCCTTGTTGACAACCCTGCAAACCAATTTGCAAACATTCTCTCTGTTGTTAAGGCAGACGGGTCTGACTCAGTATCTGGAATTGCTGCTAATACAGTTATTGAAAATGTATTCTATGATAAAGAGGCTGGAATTGCTATGCTTTCAGAAGATGAGACAATGAATAGTCCAGTTTCAGGTCAGCCAATGCAAAATATAGGTTTCGTTGAAAAAAATGACAGCGAAAAATCAGAAATGATAAAATTCTTAGTTGATAGTGCTAAAGGCATTAATCTTGCTAAGATGACAAAGGAGGTAAGTCCTATGACAGAAGATACAACAGTTGAAGCAACAGTAGAAAAGACTGATGCAGCAGACGCAGTTGTTGAAAATGCAGAGGTCGCTCCAGAGGCAGAAGTTGTTGCAGATGCTCCAGAAGCAGGCGTTGAAAAGTCTGATGCTGTTGAGAAGAGCGATGACAAAGATGAAGATGACAAGCCAGGTACTGAAGTCATGGAAGAGTCAGACGATGCGTCTGGCGAAGAAGATGACAAGGAAGAGGCTAAGAAGTCAGATGATGTCGCAGAAGTTTCAAAGGCAGTAGCCGAAATGAAGGACTCTGTAACATCAGCCTTTAGCGATCTTGTATCAACAATCAAGTCAATGCAAGAAGAAATTTCAGTATTGACCAAATCACTAGATTCAGTAAAAAATGAGGTTTCTGAATCAAAAAGTGTATTTAACGAGTTTGGAAAGAGAGTAGACGCAGTAGAAGCTGACACTGCTTTCCGCAAGTCTGGCGATATCGGCGATATCGTGCAGGAACAGCCTGAGACACAGGTTGAAAAATCAATATGGGGCGGACGTTTCCTCAAAACTGCCGATCTATTTAGATAAATCACTTAGGAGGTGACAATATGTCGGAAGAAATTAAGAAAAATAATCCAGATGCAGATGGCAACGCCACAGGTCTCTTTAACGGAGAGGGTGCATTCGCATCTGGTTCAGCAGCTGGTGCTAACGTTCCAGGCAACTACTCTAACGAGGGTGCTATTGGTAACATTCCAACCGCTAACTTTGGTGTAACATCTGGACCTAACGCAGTAAATCCTTCAGGTGATGCTGGCAGTGGTATCCTACGCCCTGAGCAGGCACGTCGTTTTATCGACTATGTTTGGGACGCAACTGTTCTTGCTAACGATGGTCGCAAGGTAACTATGCGAGCAAACACCATGGAGCTTGAGAAGGTTAACGTTGGTGAGCGTGTTATCCGTGCAGCTGCACAGGCTAACGGTGACTACACAAACACTGGTGCTACATTCTCAAAGGTAGAACTTACAACCAAGAAGATTCGTCTTGACTGGGAAGTTTCTGCTGAGGCTCTAGAAGATGGTATTGAAGGTGGTGCTCTTGAGGATCACCTAGTACGTCTTATGACCAACGCATTCGCCAACGACATTGAAGACCTTGCCATTAATGGTACAGGTACAGGTAACGATGCATTCTTGTCAATCATGAATGGTTTCGTTAACAAGGTCAAGAATGATGGAGATGCACACGAGGCTGTCGTAACAGTAGCTGACAATGCATGGACTCCAGAGGTTATGCAGAAGATTATCCTTGCTATGCCACGTAAGTACCGTGCACTTAAGAACAACCTTAAGTTCTACGCTGGTACTGACGCATTCCAGGGAATCGTAAAGCACAACGGTACTCTTGCTGACGCTATCGCTGAAGCATTTGCTGGTACTCCAGCAGGTACCCCTGCAAACCGTCAGGCTTACCTAGACGGTAATGGTCAGACATTTGGTGGTGCTCGCACTACTCGTGTTCTTGGCGTAGATGTTCAGGAAGTTCCTTACTACCCAGAAGGCTACGTTGACCTTACATTCCCAGCTAACCGTGTTTGGGGTATGCAGAGAGACATCACTGTAAACCGTGAATACAAGCCAAAGAAGGACACCATTGAGTACACAGTATTTGTACGCTTCGGTATCCAGTGGGAAGAGCAGGATGCGATTGCATTCGCTGACGCTGCTGCAGATGCATAATCTGTAAACAGTACCTTTTTAGGGGGCAGGGGCATCCAAGCTCCTGCCCCTTATCTCATATAATAATGTTATAATATACATAGACATTGAAGGAGGAATTATGTCTGAAGAAATTAAGAACGAAGATGTAGTCCCAGCATCAGTTGTAGCAGAAGAGCCAATCATTGCACCAGAGGTTGCTGCCAAGGCAGAAGAAATTGTTGCAGAAATTAAGGCAGAAGCTAAAATTGAAGAGGCACCAAAGCCAGCAGAAGATGTAATCACAGGCATCTCTGCACCATCAACTACAGAAAAGCTAGCACTTGGAGCAGTAGCAGATGGTGTTATTGGCACATCAACAGTCAAGGCAGTCAAGAAGGCTGCTCCAAAGCCAAAGGTTGAGGAAAAGCGTGATGATGTTGTTGCCCTATATTCACCAAAGAATATTCACTGGGAAGGCGTAGGCAAGCTCTCTAAGGGCTTTAACGTTGTATCTAAGGATGCAGCAGAGAAGTGGCTTACTAAGGATGGCATTCGCCTAGCTGACCCTAAAGAAGTTGCTAAGGGATACGGACTGTAATGGAAGTATTGAGGGTTCCACCATATCCACTAACTACAACATGGAATTTGCCAGATGCAAATTATGGCTACATTGTCTATGTTGAGGATTTGGTGGACCACTCAATCGAAGAAACAGTCATCACATCTGATTCAAATGGGGTAGTTGAATACATTCTACCAATCACTAAAGTACAATTTGATAGACAATTCTTGATCAGATTTTATGACGCTGAGCATGAACACATCATTTATGAATCAAACTTAGACATCATTAGACCATATACTGATCCAAATAAACTTGGAACCACTGCATCTGAGATTGCCGAATACAAGATGTATGAGCTAATTGCAAGATCAATTATTGACACATACACAGATGGTGGTTTTTATAACCACAAATCAATTTATCAGGTTAGTGGAAATGGTGCAGACTATATGCCAGTCTGGCGTGATGCAAACCGTGTACTCAAGGTATACGAAAATAATACTCTTGTTTATGATATTGACTCAACTAATAATCAGTATTCATATTCCGTAACTCTAGATAACTCTGCCATTCAAAGAGTAGAGACTAGCTCTGTAAATAGACTAGAATCTCCAATAATCAGAGTTCCATCAGCAAGAGGCGACCTAGCATTTGGAGTAACAAATCCTGGATCATTCCCAACAAACTACGACTATCTTTTTGTCCTAGATGAAGGTTATAGAGCAATTCCACCAGATGTTGAGGCAGCCACAAAAATGCTAATTGAAGACATTAAGTGTGGAAAGCTGGACTACTATCAGAAATATGTTACAGCCTATAACACAGATCAGTTTAGAATTCAGTTTGACAAGAAATTGCTAGAGGGAACAGGTAACGCAATAGTAGACAAGATACTTGAAAAGTACAAGAAGTCTATTACTAAAGTCGGAGTTCTGTAATGGTAGTATGCGAAAAAACAGATTTCGTATTCCCAATGACAGCAGAAGTATTTTACCCAACTGTTGAGCAGGGGGCATATGGACAGGTCAATAAGTCTTGGATCCACAACAAAACTGTTGCATGTTATTTTGCATCAGCTGCAGGGGCAGCAAAAGAAGAGGTAATCCCAAATGTTAATATTACAAAAGAGCTTGTTCTTGTAGGTAGAGTTAAGTCAGACATCAGGGTAAATGCTCAGCAAGATGGTCAAGCAATTACCAATATTGTTATTAGTAATATTAGGGATAATCTTGGAAATAGCATATACATGGAAACATCTGGTGTTCGTGATGGCAAATCAACTATCTTTGAGATTGCTTCTCAGGAACCCATTGTTGGTCCATTTGGAAGTGTTGAGTATTACAAGGTTGTACTTAGAAGATCAGAAAATCAGGGGGTAGACGTTTAATGTTTTCTATTCAATGGGATGATAAGAAGTTTCAAAAAGAGATGAGTAACCTAATACAGTATTCTGTTGGATTTCTTGATGGTGTAGAATCTGGCAAAAATGCATTTCTAAATAATCTAGGAAGATCAACTGTGGATGCACTAAAAGACTTCATTGATTCAATGGCTAGAGTTGATCATCAAATGTTGCACCATGTATACGAATGGAATCAGACTGGAAATCCATCAGCAAGGCTATTTGAGATAGAGTATGCAGTTGTAAATGGTGGGCTATCTATTAACTCAACACTAACACAGTCTAAAATTGCTGCATCAGGTGCGTCAAGGCCATTCTATAATAAGGCTACCATTATGGAGCAAGGAGTTCCTATCACAATTACCCCAAGAAAGAAAGCACTTCGTTTTGAGGTAGATGGTGAGACTGTATTCACAAAGAAGCCAATTACTATTACCAATCCTGGTGGAAGAGAAGTCCAGGGCGGATTTGAGCAAACCATGAGCACATTTTTCAATAGCTATTTTTCTCAAGCATTTCTTGATAGAAGTGGAATAAACAAATACCTGGAAACACCAACACTATATGACAAGTATCTAGTAACAGGTATCAAGATTGGTCGCTCTGCTGGACTTTCTGCAGGGTATAATTGGATGGCAAAGGCAGGTAACGAATAATGGCAATACACTATCCACCAGTATTTATTAATGCTTATTTAGCTGAAAAGGTGCCTGCAGAATTAGGCTCTAATAGGTTTAGTGGAGGACTTATGAAGTTCTTCCCAGCAAGCCCAACAGATATTGAGGCACTAACAGAGACATTTCCAGATGCAGCATCTAATGTTTTTGCAGTTTATGATAGAATGCTCAAAATGCGTAGAAAGCCATTTCCACACATTAAGTCAGAGCAATTACTATATTATTTTTACAAAATGGCTGGTGACCCAGTAGATCTCATCGAAACCACACAGGTTGTTCAAGACCTATTAGACAGAGAAGATGAGTCAGCCCAAGAGATAAATGATTGGATAAAGGGACTTCAAAATGGCTCAACTCCAAGCACAAAGGTTGTATATGGCCAAGAGTTCTTGATCCCATTTTTCCACAAAATTCGCATATACCAGCTAGAGGAAACAAGAGATCTGATTGATTTTGGCACTGCCAGAACCTATGCAGGAAACAAAATAATTATTGATTACGATTGGCACAAATCGTAATTATATCATAAAGGGCGGTATACTTATAACGAGGAAACAAACGCCCACTTATCCATAAAATAAGAGGTGAAAAAATATGGCATATACACGTGGTACAAGTGCAAACATCATCGTTGGTGCTGCTGCTCTATTCACATACGAGCTTGGCACCCTAACAGATGCTGATTTGCCAACATGGACAAGCGGTGTATCTGTAAAGGAAGATCTAACTTCCGACACAGACTTCCGCAACGTTGGTTATACAAGCAACGGTCTTGAACTACAGTTCCAGCCTGACTTCGGTGAAGTACAGGTTGACCAGGTTCTTGACGTAGCCAAGCTTTACAAGCAGGGTATGCAGGTTAACCTAAACACCACTTTTGCTGAGGCGACACTGGAGAACTTGCTCTTTGCTCTTGCTAGCAAGGACACAAACCTTACTTCAGGTGCTGGCCTACAGACCCTCAACCTTTCTGCAGGTGAACTTGGCGAATGCCCAGTTGAGCGTGGCTTGGTTGCAGTAGGTCCTGGTACAGGTGACTGTGCAGCAAATGAGGAAAGAATCTATGTTGCATACCGTGCACTCTCAATTGAGAATGTTACAGTAGCAGCAAAGCGTGACGAGGCTACTCAGTTCGAAGTATCCTTCCGTCTGCTTCCAAATGACTCAGCATCTTACGGCAAGATTGTTGATCGTACATACTAAAATTAAATATAGAGAAGACTGCCCTGGGAAAACTCCTGGGGCAGTTTTATTTTTGCTATAATAGTTAAATGGCTACTAGCGTTTATGAAAAAGGTACTGTTGAGACAGTAGATGGTATTGAGATTGAGATAGCCCCACTTAAGATCAAATATCTTAGAGAGTTTATGGAATCTTTTAAGTTTCTGAAAGAATCAGTAAATGATGAGATGGCCCTGACCTTTATGTCTGATTGCGTGAGGGTAGCTATGAAGCAGTTTTACCCATCAATTGCTACAGTCAGACAAGTAGAAGATAGCTTTGATTTGCATTCCGTAAAAAGAATATTACAGATTTCTGCTGGTATAAATATTGATCCAGAAGAAGAGGATTTGGTAAAGCAAGCAAATGACGACAAAGAAGGAACCAGTTGGGAAGAGTTCGACCTTGTCCCACTAGAGGCGGAGCTATTTATGCTTGGCATTTGGAAAGATTTTGAAGAGCTAGAGAGTTCAATATCAATGCCAGAATTAAGGGCATTGCTTGACTCAAAAAGAGAAAGAGATTACCAAGAAAAAAGATTTGCAGCAGCCCTCCAGGGTGTTGATTTGGATGAGCAAAGTGGTAGAAAAGAAGAGGACCCTTGGGAGGCCATGAAGGCAAGGGTATTTAGTGGTGGCAAAGCAAGCGATTCTAATGATATACTTGCATATCAGGGAGCAAATGCTTCTAAGGCAGGTTTCGGAATTGGCATGGGCCTTGACTACGAAGATTTACGCTCAAATTAGCAACTTGCTGTGATATAATAATATAACCACACAATATATGTTCATAAGGAGGAACAGTGTCTGCAGAAAAGAAAACAATTACCCTTATTGATGGAACAGAAATTGAAATTAGACCGCTAAAGGTGTCTCTATTGCGTCAATTTATGAAAAAGTTTGAGGGACTTGCAAAGGTTGCCGATAACAATGACAAGTCAATGGATCTTCTAATTGAGTGCGTACAGATTGCAATGCAGCAGTATGCACCAGACCTTGCTGACGATAAGGCAAAGCTTGAAGATAATATTGATCTACCAACAGTGTACAAAATCGTTGAAGAAGCATCAGGAGCTGATCTTGGTGGGCAAGGGTTGAGTTCACTTCAAGGATAACTAGGAGTGCAAGTTTGAATGGCTGATATCCAGTCCAATATCCAAGTCAATATTGATACGTCTAGTGCTCTAGCGTCAATTAAGGCTCTTCAAGCACAGATATCAGCTTTTCAAAAAGAGATGGCTAGCTCTTCAGCAGCCAATGCTCTTGCAGCAAAAAACCTACAAAAAGGTTTGATTGATGATATTAATGCTACTGGTAAGTTTACTGCCAGCATTAAAAGCGTAACATCAACAACAGATTACTTCACAAGATCACTTGAGAAAAACAAGCTCTCGCTAGGAGAATATTTCCGTTATGGAATGGCTTCTAGCAAGAGCTTTTCTCGTATGTTCCAAAGCGAATTTGACACAATCAACAAGGTTGCTCGTGAGCGTGTCAAGGATTTGCAAACACAGTATATTTCTTTGGGCAAGGATGCTGCTGGTGTCACTAAAGCAATTGCTATTAGACCACTAACTCTTGACCTTGAGAGTACTGCAACTAAAGCACAGATGGCTGCACAAAGAATGCAGCTTTTCAATCAGATTCTAAAACAGGGTTCTACAAACCTTCTAAACTTTGGTAAGAATACTCAGTGGGCTGGTCGTCAGCTTATGGTTGGTTTTACCATTCCTCTATCTATCTTTGGTGCTAAGGCAGCACAAGAATTTAAGAAGCTAGAAGAGCAATCAATTAGGTTTAAGCGTGTATATGGCGATGCCATGACAACGCCTGAAGAAGCTGATAAGATGATTGGTCAGCTAAGAGAGCTTGGTCTAGAATTCACTAAGTATGGTGTTGCACTAGAACAGACGATGCAACTTGCAGCTGATGCTGCAGCAATGGGTAAGACTGGGTCAGATCTTCTTGCACAGGTTAATCAGGCAAACATTCTTGGTGTTCTTGGTGGCGTAGATCAGGAACAAGCACTTGAAACAACTATCTCACTTACCAATGCTTTTGGGTACAGTGCCGAACAGTTGGCTGACAAGGTAAACTTCCTTAACGCAGTTGAAAACCAAACCGTAGTATCTATTGAAGATTTGACAACTGCAATTCCTAAAGCTGGTCCAGTAGTTCAGCAGCTTGGTGGAGATGTAGAAGATCTGGCGTTCTTCCTTACTGCCATGAAGGAAGGTGGAATTAATGCATCTGAAGGTGCTAACGCCCTTAAGTCTGGTCTTGCATCTTTGATTAATCCAACAGAAAAAGCTTCTAACATGCTTCTTGGCATGGGCATTAATATTAAGAATATTGTTGCTTCTAATCAAGGAGACGTAGCAGGAATTGTTGTTGACTTTGCAACAGCACTTGACCAGCTTGACCCAACAACAAGAGCACAAGCTATTGAGCAGCTATTTGGTAAGTTCCAGTTCTCACGTCTGTCAACACTGTTCCAAAACGTAATTGACGAGGGTACGCAGGCATCACGTGTTCTTGAACTTACAAATATGACAACTGCACAGCTTGCAGCAATGTCTAGAAAAGAATTAGGAAGAGTAGAAGAGTCATCTCTATACAAGTTCCAAGCTGCCATCGAAAAGTTTAATGCTGCACTAGCCCCTGTTGGTGAGCAATTCATGAAGATGGTTACGCCACTAATTGATTTTGGTACAAGAATTTTGAATATGTTTAACAACATGTCTGATGGAGCAAAGGGATTTATAACAGCTATCATCGGCATTGTTGGCGGTATTGCACCAATTTTTATTATGACATTTGGTCTTATTGCTAACGCAGTAGCTAACGCCATGAAGGGCTTTCTATTTGTAAAGAATGCTATTCAAGGTGCAAAAGATGAAACAACTGACCTAGGACTGCAGACTCAGTACATGTCAACTGAACAGCTTGAGGCTGCTACAGTGGCTGCATCACTTGATCAGGTTCACTCAAAGCTTATACAAACTTTCACTTCTGAGGCAGGAGCAATTGATAAGCTTAGAATTGCACTAGAAAGAGCAGCTGGAGCACAGGCCAGGTTTGGTGGTGCTAGAGTTGCATCAAACGCACCAAAGCCAAAGAACTTTGCAGATGGTGGAATGGTTGTCTCTGGTCCTGGTGGACCAAAGGGAGATAAGATTCCTGCAAACCTTTCTGATGGAGAAGTTGTTCTTTCAGCTAAGACAGTTAAGGAAAATCCAGGTATTGTTGGTGCATTGCTTGGTGGTGGCAAGGTAAAAATTCCTGGTTTTGCAAAAGACCCAGGATCAGTTGTTGGTAGTGCTAAGATCTCAACACCAGCAGAATTTGCTCACGTAACAGAAATGTTTGAAATGTCAGTTTCTGATTTCATTAAAAAAATTCAGGAATCTGGAAAAACCCTTTCTCAGGGCGTTCAGAATTGGCTTAACGATGTTGTAAAGGTAAGTCCAGATGCTAAGCTAAGAATTGGTTCTGGCTTTGGATTCTCACAAAGCCGTGAACTTAACCTAAAGATGCGTGAGGGTGGCTCTGTACCAACTGAAGACTTTATAAAGGACTTTTCTGGTAGAGGTGCAGAAAAGTGGCGTAAGAGCATTTCACTTGCTGGAGAAAAGTTCTCAGAGTTGTTGCCAGAAATTGAAGTATACGATAAAGCACTTACAGATGCAGTTACTTCTTGGCAGGAGATGACTGGCAAGACAGATATCACATCACAAGAGTTTGCACAAATTGAAAAGGCAGTAAGAGACAATATTCTTGAGCCATCTTCTAGACTAAGAAAAGCAATTGACAAGGTTGAGTCTGGCGTATACGATGTTCGTGCAAATCTATCTTCAGAATTTGCAACAGCAAGCGGTGCCACAGTTGAAACGGTAGAAAGACCAAGTAGAAGTAGGCCTGGAGAGACAACCAAATTTAAGCGTATTAAAGATACAATGCTTAGAATTGGTGGAAACAGAAAATTTGGCAAGTCTGTATTTGGTGGTGCAACTAATGAGGACTTGGGCATTCAGCCAAATCCACCAGCATCTGAAGCTGCAGGTGTAGCTGATGCCGTTGCATATGCCAAGGGTAGAGCATCTGTAGCAAAGAAAGATATTTATGAAGAAACAAGAAAGCGTAATAGTCCACATGAGCTAGCTCCAAAGGATGGACAGGATGACGCTAAGGCTTATGACGATGCAAGAGTCTCACAACTAACTGCTGATCAAGCTAGAGTAGCTAAGGCAGCTGCAGTTAAAGCAGATATGTATGGAGGAATGGAAGTTACTCCAGAACTAAAGGCTGCACGTAGAAAGTTTGGTTCAGTAGAAAATATTCCACCAGCAGTTCTTGACAAGCTTACATCAGGTATGACATCTGCAGGGGAAGCGTCAGAAAGAGCAGCAATAAATATTGGAAGTATTGCAAATAAGGCAATGGCTGCAACTGGTGCCATTAGCTCAATATCATTTGTATTGCAAGGTTTTGGAATTAATCTGGGTGCTTTTGGAGAAATAATTACAAATGTATCAAATGCAATGTTTGCTCTTGCACTAAGCACACAAATGGTTTCTAGAAGTCAGACTATCATGAATGCACTAAATATTGCTGGACTTGCAAACTTTGCATCAATTGGAAACTTGGTTAAGGGTAAGGGATTCTTTGGTGGAATTCAGGCTATTTTTAGTTCCATAACAAAATTTGGTGGTGCACTAACTGGTCTTTCAAGAATAGCGTTTAGAGCAATTCCATATATTGGCTGGGCACTTCTTGCATTTGAGGGCTTCCAGTTTATGGCAGATCAGATTAAGATCAGCAATCAAAAGCTAACTGGCCTTGGAGATGTAGCTAAGCTAACAGCAGATAAGTTAGCAAAGATTGGCAATGCTTTTGGTTTTGATCCAGCTAAGCCAACAGACTTTGGTTCTAGAATTGGAACATCTGACTCTGGTGCTGGAGGAAGCAAGTCACAGACCAGTAGAGAAAAGCTATTGTCTGGATACGAGGGAGATACAGTAGAAGATAAGTTCTCTAAGTTTAAAGACGACTATCAGGCTGAAATTAACGGACTAAGCGAAGCTACTGCAGATCAGGCAACAAGAGCTCTTTCAAGTACGGCTCGTCAGATGTATGCGTCTGGAGCAACACAAGAAGCAGTAGACGCAACAATTAGAGCTTTGATTGATGCAACAGAGAATAATCCAGAACTTCAAAAGGTTGATGCTGGCAAGATTATTGGCACAGTGTTTGACCCAACAAAGCCTTCTTCTCTTCAGGCAATTCAGGATGCAGCAAGAACATCTGCAGAGGCATATCAAAAGTCGTACAACCTAAAGCTTGCTACAGATTTTGGCTCAGCTGTTGATCCAGAAGCATGGATGGCTGGAACATATGATCCATCTAAGGTAACTCAGCAGCAACTAGATGCTGCGAATGTTAAGGGTAACACAGTAACTAATCTAGATGCAAATACAATGAAAGAACAGTCTATTCTTGCATCAGAAACAGCTGCATCTGCAGATGCCCTATATCAAGCTTTTGAGGCTTCATCAATTGGTGCTGAAGACCTAATTAATAACGTCAATGCTCTTATGGCTCCACTTGAGGGCTTGAGTGAAACTGCACAGGCAAGACTTGTTCCAGTCCTTGTTGATGAGCTTGGCCCAACATTTAAGGAACAAACAAAGGATATAACAGATTACAAGGATGTCCTTTATATGGCAAAGTATGTCATGGCTGGCGGTGTCATTACAGAAGATCAAGTTAATAAGATTAAGAAGGGCAATACTGCTGTTTCAGTTCTTGGTAAGTCATTTGGAAAGCTAGCAATTGAAACAGAAAACTCTAGAAAAGCCGAAGAAAGAAGACAGCAGGCTGTTGATAATGCTGCATACGTAAAGCAGCAAATAACGAATGTTCAGGATCAGATTAAGGCATATGGAATCCTTAAGGATGCAGGATATGACTCTGCAACAGCTCTAGCATTGGTAAACGATGAAACCCTGAGATCTGAGATTCTTGCTGCAGGTGCAGCAGATAAGCTTGGAGAGTTTGGTGTAAAGCTTAAGGAATATGCTGGCTTGATGGCACAGTGGAACAAGATTAGCAGCTCAGGTTCTGGCTCAGGCAAGAAGAGTCCTCTTCAGGAAGCTCTAGACTCACTTAAAGAACAGAGAAGCAATATTCTTAATGCAGCAACTGCTTACAGTAAGCTAAGAAAAGCGAATATTGATGTTAGCACTTCTTGGAAGTATGCTAACGATGCAACTGTTGCAGCTGGACTAGCTTCAGCAAAGACTACTGCTCAAATAAAGAAGATTGTAGCTGCAATCAAGGAACTAGAAAAGGCAACAGCAAAGAACGCCTGGGGTAACTTCTCAAAACAAACTGCTGATGCAAAGAAGGCACTTGAGAATCAGTCAAAAATGTCGTCAATTCTTGCAAACATTGGGGCATCTGCCGAAGAAATTGATGCATTGATTAATGATGAAAATCTAGCAGCAGGATTTAAGGCTGGAACAGTTTCAGCAGCACAGCTAGAAGAAGCACTAAAGAGAATTCGTGCCAATGCTGATATTGAGATGAAGATTAAGATGGCTACCCCAGAAGGTATGCAGTCAGTATTTGATGAAGCATATAGCAAGGTGCAGGAAGCATTCTCTGCAAAAGAAACACAGATCACTCTTGACTTTAAGCTAGGAACTAACCTAAGTGGCGAAAATGATAGCTTGATTAATACTGATGTTCTTGATAAGACAATTAGTGATGCTGAAGCCAAAATTGATGATATCAATTACAAGATTGATGATTATGAGGCAGGAATCCAGCAGATTGCTTGGCAAGAAGATGAAGTTAATAAAAAATATGATGCTCGTGGTAAGGCCCTAGACAAGATTCAGAGAGTCAATGATAATATTGCTAGACAGAATAAGGCACAGCTTACAATCGCTGATGCCCTTTCTCAAGGTGATATTGCTGCTGCTGCAAAGGCTATTGAAGATGCTAGAGCACAGGATGCTGCTGCTGCTATTGATGCACAAAAGCAGGCACTAGATACAGCTAAAGAACAAGAGCTAGCTGCTCTCACTGATGCTCAGGGTAGAACACGTGCTCAGCTTGAGGCATCCATTCTTGATCTAAAGAAGCAGATCTTTACAATTGAAGAACAAACACTTGAGCCAGCACAGAAAGCTAAGGCAGAGGCAGAAGCAATCAAGGCTGCTGCAATTGCTAGCATAACGGTGCTTGGAAAGAATAAAGATGAATGGGAAGCAATCAAAAATAAGATTGACATTGCTAGAACAAATAGCGACAAGTATAATAAGGCAATTCAAAAAGCACTTGATACTGTAAATGATTTAGTTAAGAAGTGGGATGGCCTAGATGGTAAGGTTGTAACAACTACACATGTAATTAACACTATTACTAATAGCACAACTACTGGTGGCGGTGGTGGCGGTAACGGTGGAGGAAATAATACTCAAAAAGACACTAATCCTACTACAAAAGACACCAAGCCTACTACAACAGTTACCACGCCACAACCTTATTTGACCAAGAGATATGTTGGCAGCACACTTGAAACAGTTATGGTTACACCAGCTCACTATGCAGGATCAACCTTTGTTCCAGAAAAGGTTGTTATTCAGCCAACTAAGAAGGCTGGCGGTGGTATTATTAATTGGAAGCCTAATGGTACAGATACTGTTCCAGCTATGCTGACTCCAGGAGAGTTTGTTATGAAGAGATCTGCTGTTAATAAATATGGTGTTGGAATGATGAGAGCTATGAATAGTGGTAACTTTGTTCCAGAAATGTCAGCACCATCAGTAAAGGGGTTCTCAAAGGATAGCTTTGCCCCTGCAATTTCTGATGCATCAAATTCTATGGTAAACAACAGCTCAACAGTGTATAATTATAATCTAAGCGTTAATGTCTCATCATCTAATGCAGGTGCACAAGAAATTGCCAATGCAGTGATGGGAAGAATTAAGGCTGTCAATTCTCAAAGGGTTAGAGGAGTTAGGATTTAATGGCTACACAAACATATATGGATGGTAGAAAGAAGTACTCACGTCCTCATGCAATGATGTGGTCAAAGCAGCCACCCCTAATTATTAATGGTAAGTATGTTCCATATGGTCTTGAAGTAAATGACTTTGTTGATACACAAACAGAGCAACAGCTCAGAGATCAATTTTTGATTCTATCAGATGATAATAGACAGCCTTTAGCATTTAAAACAGATAGAATTCAAACAAGAAAGCGTATGGTAAATGGGCAGATGCGTTCATATCATATTGCTGATAAACTAAATATATCTACATCATGGGACCTACTACCATCACGTGGATTTGCTACATATCCAAATTTTGATACTGCTACTGGAGAGCCAAATCAGGCACTACTAAATGCTCAGGTCATAACGACAGATGGTGGTGCAGGTGGAGTTGACATGCTTAACTGGTATGAGAACAATCCTGGATCATTTTGGGTATATCTATCATATGACAAGTATAACGAATTTGCAAAAGATCAGTTTAGATTTGAAAGGCTTGGAGAATATCCACAGGCATTGGAAATGTATATCGCCTCATTTGACTATGATGTCGTAAAGCGTGGCGGTAATCATGACCTTTGGAACGTATCAATTTCTCTAGAAGAGGTATAATGTTTGGTAATAAGACACTGCTTGCCCATCTAGAACAATCATCTGGTATAAGCGTAGCATCATCTATTTTTGCAGAGTGGAACATGAACATTCCACAAAATTTTGCTAAGATTGGCAACTATAGATATCGCCCAACATCAACATCAATTTATAGCACAATAGTGTCTTCTTATGATAAATATGATGCTGGTAATTTTTACACTGGGGCTACAGATGCAGATATAACAATAGATGGTGGTGTAGACGAGTCTGACCAGCCATTGGCATTTACTCAACCAAAAGATCAGGTAAAACTTCTTTTTTCTCTAGAGGATTGTTTTAATAAGTTTAGACCTCGCTCTGGAATTAATAAGGCAAAGTATTTTCCAGACAGATTTTTTCACTATAGTGATAAGGATATGGCAAAGCGTCCAAGATACTATATTGCTACTAAAAATGACGCATTTAAGTATTGGACATCAGATAGAACTGAGGATGGCACACGTGGTATATCTTACCCAGTAAAAAATGGAAACACTACATCCTACTTCATTGATGACGCAGCTCCATTCATAGTTTATTCAGAAAGCATTCCAGCAAATAGAATTGTTGTAAAAATGCAAACACATGTTGGGTCAATCAACAAGGGGCCATTCGTTTCTTCTTCAGGAACAACATTGGCTGACCCATTTTATGGTCAAGAAAATAGCAAGACACCAAGCAAGTGGAGAGTACAGTACCTTGATGAAAATGATACGTGGGTGGATGCAGCTTCATTTTTGCCAACTGACAAAAGGATAAATGGCACACCAATTATTGGTTCAGATGGATATGTTGAGCTTTACTATGGTGCAATAATTCCAACAGAATATTCTGGAATCTTTAATTACAAGAGAAAATTTATTTCTCAACAAATGCTACCACTCAATCCTGATTTGGGGTCTGCATACTTGGTAAGACCAAATGCATCAGATGCTGGAACATTCTATATTTATACATCTTCTGGTTATAAATCGTTTGCTGCTAGATACGGCTGGTCATTATCTGACACAGAGGTGCTAGATTTCAGAAATACTATTGATGTTACAGAATCATCAGATTACTTTATTGACCCACTATCTGGTAAGAAAAACTATTCAAAGTATCAGCACATTCGTGGTATTCGTGTAGTTGTAGAGCAAATGAATATTGCTAGTGCATCATTTGATCTTATTGAAATGTCTCCAAGACTAATATTAGATTTTACAGGAATGACAGAATCTTGTGGCATAACCAAGAGTATGTCTGATCTTGGAAATGCTGGAATGCCAGTTGGACAGTTGTTGGCATCAACTGGAAATATAACGATGTTTGATTATAATGAAGTCTTTAATGAAAATAATAAGTCTAGTGTAATATCAAAATACTTAGATCAGATAATTAAGTTTATGATCTATGAGACAATCACAGATACAGATGGAAATAAGTATTTAATTCCAATCAAAACTATGTATTCTTCCAATAAGCCAACCTTGGCAGCAGCAACTAGAACTCTTACAGTTGAACTCAGAGATTTAACTTTCTGGTTTGAGCAATCAATGGCTCCAGAGCTTTTTATGGTTGATGTATCTATGAGTGTTGCTATATCTACGCTACTTGATTCAGTTGGTTTTTCAAATTATAAATTCTTGAGAATGGATGGGGAAAATGATTTAATAATCCCATACTTCTACACAAGCAGTGAGCAGTCTGTTATGCAGGTATTACAAGATATTGCCGTCTCAGCTCAAGCTGCAATGTTTTTTGATGAAGATAACAATCTTGTAATTATGTCAAAAGCATACATGCTTCCAGAATCATCTTTGCCAAGAGCAACAGACATGATATTGAGTGGAGAAAATACAGATTTAGTAGATGCCAATATTCAGGATATTGCTGTACAAGAATCTAAGGTGTTTAATAGTGGGGTGGTTAATTTTCAAGAAAAGTATATCCAAAGATCATATGGCTCAATCAAGCAGTCATCAATGATAGATAGAAATAAAACCTGGATATATAAGCCAGTATTGCTATGGGAAGCATCTGGATCTTTAAATACAAAGTCTCAGAACGGTCAGCTTACTAATCAGTCAGCATATTCGTTAGCTGCAATTCCGCTAAACTCAAATCTTTCTGACAAGATTCCAACAGTTGTGAATGGATCAATTATTAATAATATTATTGATTTTGGTGAAGGCGTATATTTTACAACAAGATATAATGGATATTTTTTTGCTAATGGAGAAATAGTAAGATACGATGCTGTTGAGTATAGTATTTCTGGAAAGACAGCTCCAGTATGGATTCAGAGCACACAAGAATACTCTAATTATTTCCAGGAATTGAAGTTTGGTGGAACAATGTTCCCTACAGGCAGAGTCAGGATCTACTGTGAGCCAAAGTATGAAGTTGTAAATGGTGTTACAAGATTTAAGGATGGTGCTGTTAATAAGCATGGGCGTGGCCAGTTTGGAACACCAATAGTAGAGCATAGTGCAGGACTCTCTTCTGTCTGGACAAACTCTGATGGAACAAACCCAACTCGTGGATGCAAGATGTCTTTTACAGACCTGCTCTCATTTGATGAAACAACATCAAAGGATAGAAGTAAGTCATTGATCACTGGTGCAGCAGGCATAGCAAATTCTGCAGTGGCTAATGCTAGCAGAAATGGAATAATAAGAAACTCTTTAAGTGGAAACTATAAGACTGATGCACAAATAAATCAATTAAAAATTACTGAGGTTGGAACAGTTCAATCCTCTGCACTTGTGTTTGATGGGCCAACATTCACTACTGATCTTAAGGCAGTTGATCACCTAAGCTATATTCCAAAACAGCTTGGTCGCCCATACTCTCACTTTGGCACTAGAATGAGAATTATTGGTAGATCTGAAAATGGTACCAATAAAGTACAAACACCAACTGGGTCTATGGGATACTATCAAGATGGCAAGGTTGGTGGTGCATCTGGTGGTCTAGCTGTACTGCTGAACTCTTCAACCAATAACGGGTACTATTTTGAGGTCATGGCCTTAACTGGTGATACTGTCTTAGGTGAAGAAGAGGTTGTTCTAAATAATCTTGTATTTTACAAAATCAAATCAGACTCAAGCGGTAACGCTGTACCAGTTCGTCTTTGGTCTGGAATTGCAAATATAGTTGTAGATTCTGGAAATTTTGCTGGGCAGTCAAGAATGAATACTCAAGAGAATCCCTCAGTATATGACTTAGCAGTAGAATATGAAGAGGTTGACAAACGTTCTACAAGAAGATTCTATTTATACATAAATAATAAGTGTGTTGGAATTGTAGATGATACAGATCCACTTCCAGCGTATCAGGGCATGGCACCATTTATTCGTGGAACATCTAGAGTTATGTTTGAAAATATTTATGCTCTTTCCAAGAAGTACTCTGTAGATTCAACTGGAAGCTTATCTACACCAATTAACTCAGTCTTTGGAGATAGCTCAGTAGATGTTTCAGAGTCAATGAGAAAATACGCCTTGAGTGGTGCTGTTCAGAAAACATATTTGTCTGATATTAATAGCCAGCAGGGACCAGGCTATGATATTTACTTTGAAGAATTTGGTACTATCATGAGGGAGGCTGCATACTTTAATATTAAATATGATAAGGCATACCCTGCCCTCAGCTCTAAGATATCTCCAACTTTCAATAAGACAAGAGGGTATACCGTATCTGGCTTTATGCCAAACGCATATGGTGCAGAATTCCTTATATTCAACCACACAGATACTGTAATCAGTCTTGACGAAACAACTGGTAACTATTTAAGAATTCAGGGTGTGACATTTACTCAGAATTCAGATAGAAAACTTACCCTTGATGATTACTACAAATACAATAGCGATCTTTCAAATGTTGATTATGTCGTAAGTGCAACTAACTCACCATTCAAATCTGAAAAAGAATATTTTGATATTAAGGCAAGTCGTGCTACATATGGAACTAATGAATTTTCGCTAAACGCCAAGTATATTCAAACAGAGGATGCTGCACGTGACCTAATGGGTTGGATCATTTCAAAAACTATAAGGCCAAGAAAGTCTATTGGTATGTCAGTGTTTGCAGGTTCAGTTCTCCAGCTTGGAGATATTGTTCAGATTTTTTGGACAGACGATAGCGGTATTGACCAGCTAGTTGCTAGAGATAAAAAGTTTGTTGTTTACAGCATAGAGTATTCAATTGAGCCAACAGGCCCAAATACTACAGTTTATGTTAGTGAGGTAATCTAATGGCAGAAAAATCAAAAGGGCCATCAAAGCCTTTATTGCCAATATTTAAGCAAGTTACAAATAGCGTACCACAATCATTGCAAAAGCCAAAAGCTTTGCCAGGGGATAAGTCATTTATTGGTCCAGTTACATCAGTGCAAAAAGCAGAAGGTGCAGTTAGGGCTGCTAAGTCAGCCATGAATCAAACTGGAATAACTGCTCAACAAAAGGCAGACAGGTCAAAGACACTTGGTCGTGCACAGATGCAGCTTGCCAAAGAAAAGGCAAAGGTTACCCCAAAGCCAGATCCAAAAAAACCAGATCCTAAAAAGCCAGATCCAAAGAAGCCAAAGCCAACCAAGAAAAAGGTTGTAACAAAGAAGGTTGTCAAAAAGGATACTGCCTCTACAGATACCAGCACTAATACTGATAACACTGAGGATACTACTCAGAATGATACATCTGTAAGTGCTGTTCCAGAAACTCCAGAAGCAGGTGTAACTGGAGATAGCGAAAGCCCTAAGACCTATAAGCCAGCTACCCCAGATCTAATTTTACTTCAGGAAGAGGCATTCCCAGCTGAGGTAATGACTGACCTTCTGTTCGAGGATATTGGTGGAACAGAGATTCTTAATTTAGCTAGACATGATCTTGTTAGCGGTATAGACATCAAGTATCAGCAAATATCTAATTTGTCAAAAATAGAGACAATCTATGGCGGTGCCAACTTAATTGCACTTCAAAATACATCAGAACAGGTATTTAAGAAGTACCCTCTTAGCAGATACACCTTTGTTCCAGATAAAACTGATGATCCATCTGGATTTAATAGTCCAGTGTATCTGGATTCTGATGGAAACCTTGTCGTTGAGCTAACGGCTTTAGATAACTCATATCAGGTTGAAATTGAGTTCCAATCAGCAGATACTAATGATATAATATATTGAGGTAAAAACCATGATAACCAATAAAGGCCAACAGCTAATTACAAAGTATATGATCGGACAGGCAGCGTCATATGCTTCTCACATTGCCGTTGGTTGTGGACCTATGCCATATAATAATCAGTCAACTGTGTCTCAGGCTGAAATAGCAGAGCAAAGGTTAAAGCAATCACTAGACTTTGAAATGTTTAGGGTACCAATCACATCAAGGGGTTATGTTACAGAAGAGTCTGGCTCGGCATCTATTTCTGGAATATCTGTTGCAGATGGAGTTGTGACATACACCACATCAATTAATAACTTTATTACTGGTGATCGTGTAACGGTTTCTGGGGTTAATCCATCCCAATTTAATATTTCTGATGCTATTATCATTGACTCATCGCCAACAAGTTTTGCAATAAAGAATTCTGTGACTGGTTCATATGTTTCTGGCGGTACTGCAAAGACATATTATACTGACATTGTCTTAACAGCTGAATTACCCACAGAAGAAAGATATGAGATCACAGAAGTTGGTTTGTTTTCTGCACAGTCAAACCCAGATGCAGGTTCATATGATAGTAGAACTATTTATTCATTTTCACAGAATGAAAACTGGCAATACCATGGTACTAGCATTGAGCCAATTCCAGTAATTTACACACCACTAGACCCAAACCAAGCCAACGTTCTTGAAGGAACATATTTAGTCAATGGTCAGCAAAAGGATTGCAAAGTTATTCATACCAATGCAGACAACACACTATTTGCAAATGAAAATAGAATTAGGCGATATGAAACTTGTAGATATCTAAATAACATTGTTGCTATACGTGGCAATACTTCAAATCTTTCATATAGCTCACAGACTGGCAGAATTACTTATAATTCTGGAGATCATATTCACCTAAATAATGTTAAGTTAAACTTTGATAAGAATTCTCCATCAGATGAGATTAGGCTGGCATTTTCTGTTATCAATAAGCGAGGCAGCGTCGAAGAGAATCCATCAGAAATTAACCTAGTAGTTGAATTTGCAACATCAGACTCAACTACATCTGACTCTGCAAAGCTTGAGGTGCATCTCTCATCTACTGATGCTAATTTTTCTAATAATAGATATTTTGTTGTATCTAAAAAAATTAGTGATCTGATTACTACTCAGGACTTTTCTTGGAGTCAAGTCACAAACATAAAGGTATTTGCATCAGCAAAAGATACTAATTCTGATGTAACTGATCTGTTTTATATTTGTTTAGACGCTCTAAGACTTGAGAATACTCAGACCATAAATCCACTATATGGAATGTCTGGATATTCTGTAATTAAGACGGACACTGGCACAACAGTAAAAAAGCTTGAGAATACAACAAATTATATAGAGTTTAGATTTGGTGTAGATATCTAATGGCAAATAGAAAAACTAAAATTGATAAGGCATCATTGCCATTGGTTAATTCTGAAAATAAATATTTAGTTAGATATAGAGTTGTTTTGGATAAGACCAAGCCATCAGATTGGTCAAATATTTATTCAGTTGCAGCTAAGTCAGTATCAACTGTCAATGGTGTGGTAAGAGTAAATGGCGGTGTCGTTGACATTATCTGGGAAAATACTAACAATATACCACAATACGATGTATTTGTCAAATATGTGCAGTCCAATACATATCAGTACCATGGCAGAACTACCGCACATAATTACTCAATAATTCCACAATCTGGACAAAGCTCAGCCTATGTTTTAGTTCAGGCAGCATCATTTCAAAAGAAACCATCTACAGCCCTTAAGGTTTTTGAGGGTAATGTCAGTCTATAGTGATATAATAGTTTAGGAGATATTATGGCAAACATCGTTAGAACACCAAGTGCAGGTCAGCCAATTGATGCTACCTATTTGCTAGAGTTGGCAAATGCGATCAACACACTAGCTAGCAACATTTCTACATCTCCAACTATGAAGCTTACTAGTATTAATACTCCATCTGCTGGAGTACAGACTGTTAAGACTTCAGAGGCTGCCTTTATTGGTGGCTATGTTGAAGTTTCTAGCGGTAACGTAGCAGCAGGAACTGCAGTTAAGTGGGACTATTCTTTCCCATCATACTTTAAGTACCCACCAGTTGTAACTGCAACACCGATTAGCGTCTCAGGTGCAGATGCTGGAACTGGAGTTAGCGTTATGATCAAATCTGTTGGTCAAAATTTAGTAAGCGGTACGGTAACATTCTCTGGTACTGGTAATCTAACTGTTGGCCTTAATCTTATAATTATCGGCATACCAAACTAATAAATGGAAAAGAAACAGCATCGCCTTGGGGCAATGTCTCGTGAAGAGTACAATAATGCACCCATTATACCTGGAAGCAAAAAGGTCTACTTTTTGAATGGTGACTTAGTTAGAGTCCATCATCTAAATAGGTCTAATGGAATAATGTCTGTTTATAATATTACACAAGACAGGATTGAAAGCTGTCTTATTAGTGATTTTAAGAAAAATCGTGAACGTGCTTTTACTGTTGGAGAAACTGCTAGTCTAGTCAATCGTCACAAAAAGTACATGCCTTCTTTGGTCCGCAGAGGAATTGTTCCCCCTGCTACAGGATCTCAGAAAGGCGGTAAAACGGGATGGCAGGTAAGATCTTATTACTCTGAGTCGCAAGTTTTTGAACTTCGTGATATACTAGCTTCATACCACATTGGTGGTCCAAGAAAAGACAAGTTAATAACAAATAACATTACTCCAACACGCCAAGAGTTGACAAGGCGTATGGGAGATGGTATACTTACATATACCAAAACAGAAGATGGCAGATTCATTCCAGTGTGGTCTGAATCTATATAGTAAGGAAAACGGGTATGGAAAACGAAAACACTAAAGTTGGTGTAACTCTTGGTTACACTCTAAATCTAGGCAACTTCCAGTCACTAAGGATTGACCTAAACGTAATTGATAGTAAGCGTGAGAGCGAAAGCATCAATGAGGCATTTGATCGTGTCTACTCTTTTGTAGAGACCAAGCTTGCCGAAAAGATTACAGAAGCTAAGTCAGAAGTAGAATAATGGCAGAACGCAAAGACCGTATGGCTTTGCTTAGTCGCTACTCAAAGCTTTACACTCAGAGATACGAGCAGAAGCCACAGATTAACATCAACGTTGAGCAATGGGCTGCAGACGCTTTAATTGAATCATATGGCATATCAGAATGCTATGATCTTCTGGCACACTATTTTGATGTTGCACAGAATCCAAGTTGGAAGTACTTTGCCAACTACGCACAAGAAATAATTGATAAAAAAGAACAACTACAAGAAGATATCAAAGAAAGGGCAAAGAGAAGAGAGATGGCTAAAAGGTGGCTAAGTGAGTAATTCAGAATCTAAACTAATCTCAGCTGTTCTGCAAGATAAGCAGATTCACGTATTGCTACAGGCAAACGTTGACAATATTCTCAAGACCCATAAAGATATCTGGAACTTTATCAGATTATATTTTGAGCAGAATGGCTCAACTCCTCCGCAGTCATTGGTTGTAGAGAAGTTCCGTGACTTTCAGCCAGAGTCTGGGGTAGGTGCAACAAAGCACCACCTAGAAGAGTTACAAGCAGAGTTTATGAATGATAGCCTAAAGGATATTATTAGAACTGCTGCTGCAGAGGTTCAGGCAGACAAAGGCCTAGATGCACTTGAACTGCTTATCTCAAAAACATCTGAGCTAAGAAAGAATACTGCAGCAATCCGTGATATTGATGCCACAGATCTTGAGTCTGCAATTGCTTACTATGAAAATGTAAAGAAGCAGGCAGAGCTAGGTTTGGCTGGTATCAAGACTGGTTTGCCAGGATTTGATAACTATCTTCCAGCAGGAATTATGCCAGGACAGCTAGGCGTAATGCTTGCATATCCAGGTATTGGTAAGTCGTGGCTATCTCTATATTTTGCGGTACAGGCATGGAAGCAAGGCAAGTCACCAATGATCGTATCACTTGAAATGAGTGAGACAGAAGTTCGTAACCGTGTATTCGCAATTATGGGAGAAGGACTTTGGTCACACAGAAAGCTTTCTGCTGGACAAATTGAGATTGACGATTTAAAGATGTGGCACCAGAAAGCACTTCAGGGTAAGCCAGAATTTCATATCATCTCTAATGATTCTGGTGGAGAAGTTACGCCATCTGTATTGCGTGGTAAGATTGACCAGTATAAGCCAGACTTTGTTGTGGTTGACTACCTTCAGCTTATGTCTCCAAACCAAAAGTCAGATAATGAAACTGTACGTATGAAGAATCTATCTCGTGAGCTAAAGCTTATGGCTATCTCAGAAGAAGTTCCTATTATTGCTATTTCATCTGCTACTCCTGATGATGTAACCAAGCTTGATACAGTTCCAACACTTGGTCAGACAGCATGGTCACGTCAGATTGCATACGATGCTGACTGGGTGCTTGCTCTTGGTCGTGGAACTAACTCTGATATTATTGAGTGTGTATTCCGTAAAAACCGTAATGGTTTTATGGGAGAGTTTTTGGTTCAAGCAGACTTTGACAAGGGATACTACAAGTACAAGGATTTTGAGGATAACTAATGGCTGCATATACTCCTGATCAAATTAAGAAGGTCCTGATTGGTGCAGGTCTCACTATTGAAAAAGAGATTGATTCTGATTACATTATCTTCTGTCCTTTTCATGCTAACAACAGAACTCCAGCAGGAGAAGTAGACAAGAATACTGGAAAGTTTTTTTGCTTTTCTTGTCACCATGTTGCAGATTTGGTTGAGGTAGTTATGCATACAACAGCAAGAACATATTTTGAGGCAGCACGGTATATTAAGTCAAAAGAAGGACTATCGTCTATTATTGGTGATGTAGAGAAAAAGCTTATTAGCATTCCAGAATACACTCAGTATGACCAAGTTCTCATTAAGAGACTAAACCAGCAAGCACTTGAGTCGCCAAGAGCAATGAGATATTATGCTGGAAGACTTATAACAGAGGCATCAGTAAAAAAGTTTCAGCTTGGATATTCAGAAAAGCAAGATATGGTTACGATTCCAGTGGCTGCACCTGATGGAATGGAAGTTGGCTTTGTTGGCAGATCTATTGAGGGTAAAGATTTTAAAAATACACCTGGACTGCCAAAATCAAAGATTTTGTTTAATTTACATAGAGTTAAGACATCTAACAGGGTTTATGTGGTAGAATCATCTTTTGATGCTATTCGTTTAGATCAGGTTGGAATTCCAGCTGTTGCCACACTAGGGGCAATGGTATCTACAAAACAGATAGAACTTCTTCGTAAGTACTTCAACTCTGTTTTTGTTATAGCAGATAATGACGAAGCAGGAGGTAACATGAGAGACAAGATTATTAAAAGTCTTGGAGCAATGGTTACTACTGTTAAGTTGGATTCAGCTTACAAAGACATTGGGGATATGCAAGATGAAGATATAAAAAGGCTAGATATGTCATTTGACAAATCAATAATGGCCATGCTACAATAATATAACAAACAAAAAATAAGGAGAACACCATGGGTGTAATTAAAGGGCTAAAGGATATCAATGCAATTCTTGATAAGCCAAAGTATGAAAGCACAGGAACAAAGGTTCGTTGGGTAAAGCTAGCTGACGGACAGGCTGCAAAGATTCGTTTCGTAGAGGAATTGGATCAGGACTCAGCACACTATGACGAGGCTCGTGGCCTCTCTGTGGTAATCGCACAGCACACCAATCCAAAGGATTACAAGCGTATGGCTGCTTGTACAATGGAGACTGAAGGTCGCTGCTTTGCATGTGAGATGGCACGTAAGGAGCCAAAGGCTGGATGGCGTTCAAAGCTTCGCTTCTACTGCAACGTGCTAGTTGATGACGGCCTTGAGGCACCATACATTGCTGTTTGGTCGCAGGGTGTCACTAAGCAGTCTGCATTCAACACTATTCGTGAGTATGCACTAGAAACTGGCTCAATCTCAAACCTTGAGTGGAAGCTAAAGCGTAATGGTCAGGGAACTGAAACAAATTACACACTTCTTCCTACCAAGCCAGATGCAGAGCCATTTGTATGGGGCGACTATGAGTTCCACAATCTTGAAAAGGTTGTTCGTGAAGTTCCATATCCAGAGCAGGAAGCATTCTACTTTGGGTTTGATACTCCGTCTGTTACATCAACCAACATTGATTGGTAATTAAGTTTGATTTGGGGGTAACTTCGGTTGCCCCCATTTCATCTTACCTATTGACAAAATACATTTAAAGTGCAATAATTATATACACAACAATTTAGATAAAGGAAATTATGAGTTACGCTGGCTTGCATGTCCACACACACTACTCACTATTTGACGGAATTGCAACACCACAGGAATATGTGGATCGTGCCGTAGAGCTGGGAATGCCAGCAATTGCAATTACTGACCATGGAAGTCTATCAGGACACCGTGAAATGTATCGTGCTGCTAAAGAAGCAGGAATTAAGCCAATCCTTGGCATCGAAGGGTATATCACAAAAGACCGCTTTGACCACACAGACAAGAAGGAAAAGAACGATCCTCTTGATCTAAATTATAACCACCTAATCATTATTGCAAAGAATGCTAAGGGGCTACAGAACCTTAACAAGCTTAATGAGATTGCTTGGACAGAAGGATTTTATAAGAAGCCACGCATTGACTGGGATATCCTTGAAGAGTATAAAGATGGTCTCATTATTACATCTGGATGTTTGTCTGGTGTATTGGCTAAGGCTATCGAAGCAAATGAGTTTGCATATGCTAAGGAACATATTACAAAGTGTAAGAAGATTTTTGGCGATGACTACTATATTGAGGTTATGCCACACAACCCACCTGAGATTAATAAGGCACTGCTTGAACTAGCAGATGAGTTTGGTGTAAAGCCAGTTGTTACTCCAGACTGCCACCACTCTGATCCTTCACAGAAGGAAATTCAGGAACTTAAGTTGATTCTAAACTCATACTCAAATAAGGTTGAGAAGGGTGCAACTTATGAGGGGTCCAAAAAGTATGATAATTTGATGGACCGTCTAGATTACCTATATGGTGCAGACCGCCAGATGTCATTTAATAAGTTTGAGATTCACCTACTTTCTGACGAAGAAATGCATAATGCCATGAAGGCCCAAGGCATTGACCGTGAAGACATGTATGAGGCTACTGTTGAAATTGTTAATAAGGTAGAAGACTACAAGATTAAAGATCACCAAGACCTTCTTCCTGTACAGTATCAGAATCCTAACAAAGAGTTGCGAGAGCTTGCCCTTGCTGGCCTAAAAGACCGTGGCATTGAGACAGAAGAATATCTAGCACGTCTGGATGAAGAGCTAGAGGTAATCGAAGCAAAGAACTTTGGTCCATACTTTCTTGTTGTACGCTCTATGATTTCATGGGCAAAGAAGGAAGGCATTATGGTAGGCCCTGGACGTGGTTCTGCAGCTGGTTCACTACTTTGCTATGCTTTGGGTATCACAGATATTGACCCTATCGAACATGGACTGCTATTCTTCCGTTTCATTAATCCAGAGCGTAATGACTTCCCAGATATTGATACAGATATTCAGGACTCACGCCGTGAAGAAGTAAAAGACTATTTGGTACGTCAGTATAAGCACGTAGCATCTATTGCTACATTTTTGCAGTTCCGTGGCAAGGGTATGGTTCGTGACATTGCACGTACTCTAAACGTACCACTAGCAGACGTTAACAAGGTTCTAAAGGTTGTTGATGACTGGGATGACTACTGCTCTTCAAAGCAGTCAGCATGGTTCCGTGAAAAGTATCCTGAGATTGAGACTTATGGAGATCTTCTTCGTGGACGAATTCGTGGTACTGGCATTCACGCTGCAGGTGTTGTAACCTCTAAGCAGCCTATCTTTAAGTTTGCTCCACTAGAAACTCGTACGTCTCCAGGAAACAAGGAGCGTATCCCAGTTGTGGCAGTAGACATGGAAGAGGCAGAGC